TGACAATACTCGGAGGGCAGCCTCCCGGGAAGATAAGTCGACGCCGACACAAATTACCGCCCACTAATACTGGGCGGTAGTAACATTCCTCCTTAGCTCAGTCGGTAGAGCATGCGGCTGTTAACCGCAGGGTCGTTGGTTCGAGTCCAACAGGGGGAGCCATCTCAGAAGCCTTGAGCCTCAACGGGTTCAGGGCTTTTCCCTTTTCTAAAACATCTCGAAATTCCTATGTGTCTAACATTTTGTCTAACACGCCTGAGCTAAAGTTTCGCGAATAATTTCAGAGGTCATCTTTTTCCTCGACAAATCAAGGTGTCCATATATATTACAAGTCATCTTTATATCGGCGTGACCCATCCAATCTTGGACGTCCTTGAGCGAACAACCTTTGGCGAGAAGAAGGCTCGCACAACTATGTCTTAGATCGTGGAATCTTATATGCGGGAGATTATATTTTCTCAATAGGTCTCCGAATTTGTGCGATATATATGACGGGTCGTACATTGCGCCATTCGCCCATTTGAAGATATAATCATTCTCCACATAGGTGTCTCCAAAGAACTCTCTGTTCTTCTGTTCCTCTTCTTTGAGCTGAAGCAGTAGCTCTCTAATTTCAGGAAACAGCGGAAACGACCGATAACTTGATTTGTTTTTGGTTTTGTCTTTTTCGACAACCTTGGTTGACATAGAGACCGTGTGACGTATAAGGATAGTATTTGTGTCAAAATCAATACTTTGCCACTGTAGCCCCAAAACCTCACTGCGCCGCAGTCCATACATGACTGTAGTTTGGATGAGCGGATGCAAAGGTTCGTCCTTTATGGTCTCAAGCAGAGTGTTAATTTCACTGGCGTTATACCACTCATACTCCCGTCTCTCAAGTTTTGGGAGCCTCACGAGTTCACAGGGATTAGACCTTATGAGCTTATGCCGCATAGCCTCCTTAAAGGCAAGCTGAAGAACATTCTTGTGCAGACGAAGGGTTTTAGGTGATAGACCGCCATTCCCATCTTTTCTGCCGTGGGCCGCCTTATAGTCAAAATATTGCTGTATATTGTCAAGGCTGGCATCCACTAATTTTATTTTGTGTTCCTCAAAATACGGTTGAACATGAGAATCGACTATAACCTTATAACCGTCCCACGTTACAGTGTCTATGAAGGGTTTCGTCTCCGTGAGCCACTGGTCTAAGTAGTCTGAGATAAGTATGTTGGGTTCATAAATCAACTGAGCGCTTTCATACTCGCTAATTATTGACCGCATAGCCGCCTCAGCTTTACGCAGATTATTCTTTACTTCATAACCTGTGTAAACCCACTTCTGCTTACGCTTTCCAGTGTTGTCTACGAAATTCAGAACGGCATAATATTTGCCGCGTTTTGCTTGCAAGCTTCCTGTCAATTAAATAATCTCCTTTCTGTAGTCCGCTTGCTGTTGTACGGTCATTTTAGCACAACAGCGCAAAATGTCAACTACCGGCAGAAAGAAAATTTTCAATACTCTTTTTAGTAATTAAGTAGCTTGTACCTATACGAACAGAGGGAATAGTGCCGTTATGCACAAGGTCATACGCAGCCTTTCTTCCTATTCGCAACATTGTCTGCATCTCTTTAACAGTTACCACATCAGGATAATTGTCAAACAATCAAATCATTCCATTCCTATATTTTTTTATCAGTGCCCTGCGGAAACTGTCTACTCCTCATCAGTGGAGCGACTTTCTATCCGCAGGGTCTTTTAGTTCCCGCCGCGAGTTCACGGCTTTGTAAACCCTACGACTCGTCTACCGCTTATGGTGCGGCGCATCCTCGTAGCGCGTAATCAATAACTGCATAACCGCCATTATTGCAGTTTGCAAAAATATGTATCGTTATATCACGCCGAGACTCGCGAGCAGCTGGATAATTGCCACAATAGCAATACCGCCAGTGAGAGCAAAGACGTTTAAAAAGTTGTAGATCAATGCAATCAGCATAATATCTCTCCTTTACAGGTCGGCGTAGTCGGGCTCAGTGCTCGGGAAGAACGCTACGCCCGGCACGAACTTAATAACATCCGACGGCTCCGGCACACACATCTCTCCCGTTACCGGGTGTCGGTAAGGCTTCGGCTTACGCCTGACCTTCTGAAATGTACCAAAACCATATATTGACAGCTTATCTCCGTCATTAACGACCTTGGAGATAGCGTTGCACACTGCATTAATGCAGAACTCTGAATCACCGAGGGTGAGAGAGTTATCTTTTGCCACAAGTCTTATAAGTTCCTTGCGATTCAAATTATCTTCCTTTCTTTCCTCAAAAGGCGACGAGCTTCGTCGCCGACTCAATGTTATAACCATCTTTATCGAGACACACATAAATACAGCCCTGCTGCTGAGAGTTAACCAACGCGCCGTCACCATATCTCATTTTCTGTGTCTCACACGCCGCACCTTGCTCATACATAGTGGTGTTTCCGATTTTATACGAACCGAGTCTGTGCGTATGCGCCATTACAAGGCAGTTGAAATCATACCCTTCATTGCGGAACCACAGCACAGCTTTCTCCGCCGTCTTCATAGGTGAACTGCTAAAAGCCTTCGGGTGAACAAACATTACATGACCTATCTGCGAAAACCACTCGCCAGTATAAACGACTTCGATATCATCGAATGTCTCACGAAGCGGCTCAAACCACGTCTTAATATGATTGCGACGGTCGTAATGATAGAAGCCATCAACGAAGATGTAGTCCAGTGCCGTCTCAGGCATAAGCTCCTGAAGGTCTGAATCGAGGTGGTTGGCGAGATATGCTCCGAGGCGAAGCTCATGGTTGCCGTAGTTTGCGATGACCTTCTTCGGTTTTATGTAGTCAATAAGGTCAATAATGTACTGCCGACCCTCAACCAGTTCCTCGATACACGGTATGCGATACGACTTCGAGAATTTAGATATCGACTGACAATCAAATATATCTCCGTTGAGCTGTAGGATGTCTACACGCCCGACATACTTTGAAAATGTCTCTATAGGCTTTGCGAACGGGAAGTGCAGGTCTGATATAGACAGAACCCTCGTCGCCACGCCGCGCTCAGCTATCTCACGTTCATAGTTGCGACCGCGATTGAAAGCGGCAAATTCTTTTCGATAAGCACTCTCGCCGAGCGTCTGACCGCTTTCTGTATTGAGCAACTCGGCTATCTGGTCGCAAGTGAGACCATAAATTTTCTTGTTGTCGAAGAGCCGAACGAAGTAGTCAACATAGGACTCTCCGCTCTGCTTCTTAGCGAAGTCTTCCATCAGCGGCTCACCTCCACGGTTCGTGGCGAAGCTTCTTTAGGTAGCGCATCACCTTAAAGCCCTCGGTGCAGTAGTATGTTTTCTTTCGACTGGGAGCGTAGCGGTTCGTTACCGTTATATGCGTTCCCGGAAACTTCTTTCTAATCTTAAAAGCTTCCTCCTGCGAGATTTTAACTATATAAACCATTCCTTTTTATTAATTTGGAGCGAGTTTTCTTACCCCTCTCCTATTGTAACCGCACGGGACACCCCTAAAATTTGTCGCATAATACGGCTATTTTAAGGGGTCGTTTATCCCGTTTGGGTCGGATTTTAGCCTATTTTTTGTAAATTTTTGCGTGATTTGTTGTCAATTTACGCGAAATATTTATATCGAGTGTATCTCTTTCCATATAGCTCAACATCACCCTCGTCGTCTTCTGCGAGCAGTCCGATAGGTTCTGCACCCGCTTCGAGAACCTCATAGAACGAGGTGTTGGGGTAGCCAAAGAGTATGTTAAATATCTTACGCTGAATCTGAGAATAACGAGGTTCTTCTATCTGGCGCAGGAGGTAGACCATATCGCTCTTGGTGAACGACATATTGCCCACATATTCTACGCACTCCTGCCTGATGTCGCAACACTGCATCTGTTTGACGGAAGATTCTATGTCCGAAGCATATACACTTTTTATCTCATTTGTCATGTCTGTTACGGCATTGATGACACGGGTGACTTTCTCGTACTGTCTGCGATGAACATCTATGCCATTACCCACAAGAGCGGAGAAGGGGAGGTACTCCTGTTTCTTTCCTATCTCTTCTCTCTGAGCCCTGTACGAATTAATACAAGTCTGCACATAATCCATGGTCGTCAAATGCTTCTTGTAATTCTTTCGCTTGCGGTCATAGTAGCCTTTGCCGATATCCTTCGCCTTGAAGAAGTTGGGTTTAATGGCTCTTCCGTCATCGCCCTCAATCTTATATTTATCACGCAGTCGGCGAAGCTCCTTAGCATTATTGATATTGAACTCTTTCTTTGCTTTGTCGATTTCAATGCCGCTCATAATATTCAAGATACATACATCTTTATATATTTCCTCAATATCACTATAACTGCCGCCACGATTGAGGACATCCCATATGCGGGTATTGAGCTCCTGACTGAGGTTGATGATATCGCCTATAAGATTGTTGCTCGTTTTAACATCAAGGTCAACCTGCTCGTCGTGAGTATATCTGCGTTTTTTCTTAACGGACGAGACATCCGGAACCGCTATCAAAAACTTACCTTCGTTCTTAAGCGCGGCATTGATAAGGTGAAGATTATTCGTAACAAGCGAGGTATCTGAATCAAACCTTTGCACCCTCGGTTTCCCGATATTTATTAGGGGAGTAGACTATCTCTTGACGTCGCTACAACGTCCACGGCACTTCCAAAATGCGGATTTTCACCGCATAAGTACAGAGTTCATAGGCGTATCAATAGACTTAGCCCGTATCTCTTAGTCGTTACACCTTCAGTGATATTTCTACCACTGCTTGGCACGGTATTGTCTTGTGGAGAAGATTTTTATATTAAGCCACTTTAAATGTATACCCCAAATAAGGGATGTTGGTTTTTATTGATTTACTTATTTTATCCGCCACATAATCACGGGGCTTATTTGTGATTTTCGAGAAATAATCTTGTCCGACCGAATCTATGATATAATCTGCACAACCCCTCAGATATCCAAACTCGCCCATCTTTGTCCCCGCAGTATCAAACACCTGCACAGGAACAGCTTTCCCGTTTTGTCCTCCGGGTCTACCAAGTTTTTCTTTTGCAAGATCTGGGTCATTTCTATATATATCAGACAAAATATGATTGCCATAATTGGGGTTGTTTTTGCCGGTTAAGTCTCTTGTACATATATGATTTCCAGCTTCTATGGCGTACCGAACATTTTGTTCGTGGGTACACCACTCAAGATTCGACACATTGTTATTTGTTCTATCACAATCAATGTGATTTACCTCGGGATAATTATTAGGGTTGGGAATAAAAGCTTGTGCGACAAGCCTATGTACACGCACGGTTTTATATGTGTTTCCTCTACATAACTTTAAGGACATATACCCATCCGTATTAGGTGTTGGTGTAATTTCTTTCGCCTCAAATACTTTTACTCGACCATCTATATAATTGACTGTGCGAGTCTTCCCCCTCACTCTTCCCGTGTTGCTTACTTCATAATAATCTTCATAACCCTCAATGGGTTTCCAAACTTCTTTCAATAAATCTCCTTATTTTTATTCTCCATTTAGATGTTTACCGTTAGCAGTCGGTGGCTTATTCCGACCACACCCCAGATTTCTGGGTTCACCGTGTTTTTTCACCACGCGTTACCGCGTGGGGCGACCCTCATCGATCGCAACCCGATAATTCGTTTAAGACATTTTCACCAATACTGTTTATACAGACTATCTCGTTCGTCAGATTAAAGTAGTGGTCGATCTCGCTACACTCCACATTCGTCGGAACCCACACATTGCTCATTGAGATATGGGGGCTGCGCGAACCTACGAGCCTCTGCCCGTACCCAAACCTCTTCGTATGTATGTTGCCAACACCCAGCACCGACACGCCGTCGAACTTGCCGATGCTCGCCTGTAACATCTCAACTGGATTGCCAAACAAGGTTTCGTAATTGCCCTCGACAAGCACATGACCGAGCCTAAGATTTTTTGTAAAAGACTTAAGAATATCTATCTTGAAGTCATGATAAAGCTTCGTCTGCGCAAATCTGTCATTGAGACCGAGAAGCTTATATACAACATCATTCTTCGACTCGGCAGGGGAGATGTCGAATTCGTCTTCTATCGGATATTTGATATGGTAGCGCAGAACTGCGGGGTCTGTTCTGATAGCTGTCATATAGTCAAATGTCTCCTTGAGGAACGCCGCCGTCTCAGCCTTGTCCATCTGCAAGCTGTTGAGAAGCTGATAGTGCGTCTGCACCATGCGTCCATCAAAGAAGTGAGTTGGCTTATCATACTTAACAACGCCAAAAGTATTGTCGATGTGCTTCATCCAATCGTTTATCGTCCCGAACTTCAGATACTTGATACTGCTCGGCGTGGTTACTATCTTTATATCTTCCACACGCTTCGCTTTAGTGTAGCCTTTTAGCTGGCTCACCTCTGTTATGCCGTGGTCGGCAAACCACTGCTGCAAGTTTGTATTGAAGCAACAGCATTTAAAGAAGAGGTTGCGGAGTAGTATCATGCCTTTATCGCTGTATTTGCCCATAGCTGATATATCTATAAGCCCCTGTCCGTCCCAGATAGAGTTGGTTATCTGCTCGTCTTTTTCTTCGGCGATTAGGTGGTCGCCATCTTCGCTGACGGACATAACCCTATCGAAGAATTTGCTCTCGTAGTCGTCTATCACGAGAATGTTCTCGGGGTTTATTTCCAGTATATCAATAATAGAGCTTGACGGCAGAGAGATATACGACTCAAGCGCAGCAAGGTCTACCTCTTCACCCTCGGCGACTTTCAGTCCACACATCTCCCACTTGTGCATACGAGCATACAGCTTCTCGTCAATAAAGAGACACTTGCCAACGCGAGAACTGCCGCTTGACCTCTTCCACCTGACATACCTTACTCCATTACACACAAAGCCATCATTATACAGTGTCCTACGCAGCTCCGCTGTGCTCTTCAGCGTCTTAGGTGTTTTGATAAGCGTGTATACGCCACCTTCAAAACCGAAGTATTTACCGAGCACCTCGTCAGATACCGGATATTCCACAGGCTGTCCAAGTATTATTCCCACCAGCTCGCCGTCTTTTATAGCCACGCAGTCATTGAAGTTAAGGTCTGAGTCTTTATATCCAAAACGAATATACCTATTTCTGCCGGCTTTATTAAACTCCGCCACCGAGTATTTAAAGGTTACATTTATTACACGTGAGGTATACTCTTTCTTTCTTCCGTAAAAGCTGAAGTTAGTGCGGCGGTACACTTTCTCATAAACCTCGCGCAGTTTTATCTGATCTAAACTGTAATCGAGTGTGTTGGCATATCGTCTATAATTGACCTTACCGTCTTTATCCACCAACGAATAACCTGTGTCGGGGTACAGCTCATTTGTTATGTATATATCCTTAGCGTCGATACCCGGTATATATATTGTATTACCTATAGTTAATTCTCCTCATCCATATCCGTATTTATGGCTTGATTTCCATAGTCTATGTAAGCGACCTCATCCCAACTGCCGTGGCAGGGGTAGTCGTTGTCGTCGTTGCCGCAGCGGTTAATCCACGGGCAACCCTCACAAAACCCTCTATTCAACTTCTTTCTCTAATCCTTTCTGTAAAATGCCGTTCACACCTCTTCCCTAAAATATCAGCCATATCTCATTTCGTCCGAGTTTTGCTGTCTATATATTACAAACTTCGGTTTAAAGTGTCCCGGTAGGGTAGTTACACCCCACATTTAACATCTTGTCTTTACTGGTTCTTTCACGCGCATACCATAGGTGCGCCGATAAACCCCTTTTCTATAAGCTTCTTATGGAAGAACTGCTTGCCCTGCGGCGTAAGCAACACCCTTACCGATACGATATCCGACTTAGTGTACCAATCTTTTGTCTCGAATAAGCCTTCGTTGCTCTTCTTTGCGTAAGGACGAAGCTGTTTGGTCGGAGTGCGGTACAGGTACTTTTCATCTATCAGAAAGTTAACAAACTTACGCTCAGAGATACCAAGTTCTTTGGCGGTGTCTCGAAGCCCTGTACATTTATTAGGGCTAACAAACGTGTCGTAGAAGTCCGCCTTCGGCTGAGCGACATCGAGCTCGCTTTGCAGACCAGAAATTTTGGCTTCCGCTAATCTAAGTTTGCCTTCGGCAAATTTAAGTGCTCTCGCCATTATCATATCTGGATCGTTCCATGCTTTTTCGATTTGTAAAAAATACTGCCTCGCCTGCTTGCCTTTTTCGTTGCGCTGAAGCATACAGATCTCTTTTGCCATGTCGATGGTGATCTGTGCATCTGTTGCCGGTCTACCACCGGTACTTTCGGACAAAAATGTCTGAAAGTCTGCGCCGTCTGTAAAACCGTATTCGCACATTCTCGAAAACCACTTGTTAAAAGGTGTTTCCACTTCAAGAAATTCGTGCAGGTCTCTCGCTAAGACCGTCGGTCTGTCGCTTTCATAGTTGATTTTGATTAATTCATTCATTTCATTTTCTCCTTATTTATAATGTTAAAATTTGCAGGGGGTCACATTTGCGTACCCCCCCTATATTTTTGTATGACTTTTGCTCATTTTTGAGCTAAAGTACTGTATCGGCAGTTGAGAGGGTGACAGATTTGGACACCCCTTGCCATAGTGGCATACCGTCGCGATTTACGACGGTATTTTTTTGACCCATTGTCGCCCTAAGTTGAACTTAGCCCGCTCGTCCTCGTCGAGACGGCTTGTCGCTATTGTAGGGTTGCTTAAGTCGAGAGCTCTACAGTCGGCGAAATGCCGAGTCAGCTTATTTTCGTAGCCCACGCAACCCCGAAAAATAACCTCGCCCTGTGTTCTGATGAGTCCTCATTATAGGGTGTCACATTTCGTTACACCCTTACTAATAAATCACGGCTTTAACATAAGTCGTCGTTTTGCTCTTGTAGTTGAGACCACTACCCTAATTCAAGGGGATGGTGTTACCCACATTTTTGCCGGGAAGCTATTTGACATTTTTGTCGAATAGCCCCGCCTCACTTCTCCGCTCTGTACTTCGCCAACGCCGCCGTCGCCTTGCGTTTCTGTTCTTCGGAAATGCTTCGAGCGGCGTTCTTTCTTATAGTAACTGCGGAAGGGATAGCCTTTAGAACCATCCCACACACAGTGCCGTCGTCATAAACCGTCTGCTCTACAGGTGTCCAGCCTTTACGCAGCGCGGCATTGAAGTCTTTCGGAACGGTGCTGTCCATTACCCAGCCGTCGCCACTTCTATATATGTGCGTCTCTCGCTCACTCACAGATATCTTACTCGTAATCGTCTTCGTCTTTATCTCCATTCTGAACCCTCTCCATCCAATCTTTTAAAAGTGTCCTCATTCTTCTGCTCGGCACATACAGCCATATCTCTTCTCCGCGTCTTATAGCCGATCTCCATATCCACTGCAACATAGTTGAAAGAGCGTACATATCTTGGTCTATCTCTACACCAAATTTCTCATACACACGCCTCTCCGCGACATTCATAAACAGGTTAACGGCGTAGGCAAGATACCTCTTGTTGATATATGAGTTAGTAGCCCTCTCGTTGAAGACGACATAACCCTTGGTGTAACCTCTGCCTTTCACCTTGCTGCAAGCGCTCTTATAGGTTCCCCACATACGCTCGTCCGCCTTGCACCCGCGCCATATATTGTTATAGCAGTTAAATATATGGTCTTTTACTGTCTTAAGTTCGCCGTCCTCACCAGCCTTGCGCCTTTGATACCAGTTCATAGACAGCGCATGGGGTGGGTCGCCTATACGGTTGAGCTTTGGCGACTCTATTATATGTATAAGATCTTTGATGTGTTTAGTGTATTCCGGCACATAATCAACGCTGTCCGAGAAGCGATAAACTCCGTCCCTTAGCGACACACCTATATAGGTATAGGGGATTTTATTGGCTTTCATAAAATAGCAAAGGCTTTGCCCGCCGAACAGATATGTCAGTATAAACACCTCATCAAACGAGGTAAGCAACTCAGGCGACAGCGCCCAATAATAAAGCTTCTCCTTTGACCCATTGTTGAGGCTTATAATGCTATGAGAACGAAGCATCTTCATTTCTTCGGAGAACTTACCCTCGTCATACCATTTACCCGTTGGCAAATATACGCCATTGTCATTCGTCAAAAAGCCTGTAGCCTTGAGCATTTTTACATCAATAGGCTTCAACTGGCTTTCAACAAGAACCTCTAAGCTCTCATCTATAATAAGGGTATACCCGAGTTCCTTTATCTTAGCCAAGGTCTCTCTGGAGTAGCTCTTGAAAGCCACATGAGTAGTGGTAATATTGCGCCCCTTTTCAACAAGAGCAGCCGTATGCTCCGTTTTTCTAAAATGGTATTCACCCAGCTTGTTGCTCGGTTCAACGAAGTGCAGCTCCGGACACCCCTCTTTGATACGATTGCTCTCCGCCAGATACGGCGTTACATAAATAAATTTCTTCTCCTTGTGTTCGTTCATATAGGTAATGGCAGCTTCGGTTTTACCAGCACCCATAATCGCATCGCATACTTTGACGCTAATAATGTTTTCCTCCCTATTTTTTGATTTTAAAACTTCAAATGTCTTAAAGATTTCTACACCCTTTGTATATCAAGGCATCTGAGCACCCCCTTGTTATAAAAACAATATATGTTATGTGAAGGTCACAAGTCCACTAACGTGTCCTTGCTCGCCACATAATTCCGTCTACGGAGTAGGCGGGAGGCTACGCTATACCACCTCGGGAGAAGTTCTCTTCGCAAGCTTCGCTAACTTCTCTTCGGAGATACCGCTGACGCCTCCCTCAAACATCTCCGTAGGCGGGAGGAAGGCTTCGCCTTATTTCTAAAGGAAGACTGCATCCTCGGTTCGCTCCATCTTGAGGCGAACTCAGCAAGCCTTTAACTGCGCTGCGCTCCGTTTCCGTTCGCCTTATTAGTGTCGCTCACCTCGAATTTGCCTTGAAACGGCTTACGCCGTAGCCTGTACCACCATGTTATGTATATACCTTACACCCGAGGTTGGCTGATTTACCAAAATCTGAAGGTTAAATTTATGAATAAATTATTAACAGAAGTAGAGGGTAGAAGCTTAGCGCGTAGCGATAAACATAAATAAAAAAAACGCGCCCTTCGGCGCGTAAGACGATCGTACATATATAGAACTTGTAGAAGCTTTCTTCGAAGACGTCAGCCTATACATACCAACCCTATAGGCTTATACCACGAACGAAAGACCGCTCGTAAGGTAGACTTTAGGGATTTTAGCCTGTACCACATCTTTATCTCGGATGCTCGTAGGGGTAACTTTGTGCGTAGAGCGGGCTTTTACCAGTTTTTTTAAAATTTTAAAAAGCACCAATCTACCTGACCCGTAGAAGATACCCTCTACTATGGGCGGGATTTGTGTAGTTCTGAGGGTCTATTTTGACGACGTGTGAGTGGGGTTGATTAACTAAGCGGTTTTTCACGATTATTTTTCTGCTATAGGTTTAAAATAGCCCCCTTGCGGGGGATAATCCATAAAGGCGGATTTTATGGATTATTATACCTATATAGTCGAGGTATACAAGCTATGATATTTTAGTGCTATAGAGGCATTATTTTTTTGCTGTATTTACAACAACAACACCACCACGTCTACACGTCAACGTCAACACTGCATAATATCACCGTCAACACGTCAATTATGTCTATAAAGCAAAATAAAAAAATACCTATGCATCAAAAGATAAATTCCAATGTGTATAGGTATTATATTATATATTATATATAGCTCTATAGGTAAGTATATATCCTATTATGTCGGGACGGCTACACCGTCCCCATCGGCGGCACTTGTGCCGCCTAATAGACGCGCGAACATCTATTATTCTGCGCAAGAATTATTTATCGTTGATTGGTAGGTGCAGCACGGCGCGGAGTGCATCGGGGGATATATGCGCGGCAGCGGCTACTACTGATACCGCCGTGTTCAGGTCAGGCGGCTCAGGTGTAGCGGGCGCGGGGCGATTGAGCAGAGTATCTATAGATATATTTAAATAATCGCATATACGCGCTATAGTTATATACGACGGCGCGCCGCCGTGCGTCATTTTAGTTAAAGCGGCGTGATTGGTGTTTAATTCTTGCAACATAGTTTTTACTGTGACATTTTGCCTCATGCATTCTTTTTTTATCTTTTCTGCAATAATAGCGGGGTCATAATTGTTAGTATTGCACAAGTTCATCAGCTCCGTTGTATAGGTTTATTGTGTATATGTTACAAAGATGTGTAAAATCTCTAAAAAGTTCATTATTTTTCTTTTTCGAGTATAGCAATGCACTTTTTGGTGCTATACTATAGGCGTACTCAAGAGAACAACGCCAACACCCGAGCGGCACGGCAGAGCGGCAGAGCCGACAAGCTGAGCGAGTGACCGCAGAGGCGCGGCACGGTGCAAGTCACCATAACGACAAGCAAGGCAGAGTTTTCACGCGGTACACAATACATAAGATTATACACCAATGCCGCGAAAAGTCAAGCGGCGCGGGGCTTGCCCATTATTCAAGCGGCTTGCTATCCGTTGCAAGGGTAAAAAGAGCGGAAAGCGGAACACATAATTATTGAATATAGCCTCGCAATACTTTGATATTGCTATCACGCTTTGACGGCTTTTTATAGCTATCAGCCAGAGGCGGCGCGTGCCGTGGCGCGTTCCCGATTCTTTCAATAATGTAAAATACCTTGCAAGCTATTTATATAGCTATTATCGCGTTTATTAAATTTTTCGATTGCAAGGGTGACGCGCGGTCAGAGGGCGCGGAAAGATTTAGAAAATTTTCGGAGGGGGCTTGAACCTCCCGCCGCGTATGGTGTGTATGTGTTCGGACGCCGCAAAAGCCACGATAAAAAATAAACTATTCATTAATGCTATAAAGATATTTTAGCTTTACACTGCCCGCGCTATTTCTTAGGAAACAGCGGAAACGAGCAGTAATTTTTTATTCTTAGGAATAAATATTTATTGTAGAGTAGAAATATTAATATTTCATTGAATGAATAATGACGATATATAATTAATTCATTTTAACACATTTCGAGCGCGTGAACTGTTATATGTTTGCGCGTTCTTTAATGTGCTAAAAGCATATAAAATTTTTTAAAAAAAGAGGTAAAAAATCATGAAAAAGACAACAGAAAAGAAAGTATTACGGAATATTACGGAAATTAAAGCAGAGCTTGAAACACGCATTTGCGCCTACAACGCGGCAATAAATGCCGACGATACAAAGGCGGCAGAGCTCGAAAAGCTCGACAATGAAACATCAGAGCTTGAAAAAGAATATGCCCGCGCCGCGTTTCATGCAACGGCACTTGAACTGCTTGATAAACCCGCGCCCATGCTTGCGGCGGCAACGGCTCTAACTTTCGAGACGATGAAACATAAAGACAAAGAGGATGAAAACGGCATAAAATCGCGTGAACTCGTCACGGCTGAACGCCCGCTTGACTTTGTTGCGCTTGAATCATTTTTTGTTGAGCGCGGAAAGAAATTCGGCGCGGAGTCTACATGGATTTACAAAATCGCGGCTTTTAATCGTTTGCTCTGCATGAGAACGGCGCAAAGTATCGGCGCGGATGTGAAAACAGTTGCGGAAAAGTTCGCTACACCTACACAAGCCCGCGATATCGATCTCGGCAAAACTCCGACAAGCAACACGCAATTGCTCAAGCAATTACAGATGGTAATTGACTCTATGCTTTATGTAGAGGGTTTAAACGGCAATATCTATAAAGCAAATTCTCATGATGTAGGTTATCTGTTGTCCCTCTACGCAAAGAAGGGGCGCGGCGTTCTGAGTGTTGCGGCGGCTCGCCCGAAGTATCTCGAAAAGCTTATCGCGGAAATACTTCACCGCATAGTTACCGAAAAGTCCTATAATATCGAGTTCAAGGAAAAGAAAGACCGCGCAAGCGGCAAGATAGACCCTAAACCCGCCGGGGCTGTTGAATCCGCAAGAAAATCCGCGAAAAAATCGAGCGCAAAGGCTCAGACAAAGGCAAAGGCAACAAAAGCGGCGTAAAAAAATTTACGCTCAAAAGTGAAATTAAATCAAAACTAAAAATCCCCGTCTGAAATGAAATGAAAATCAGTTTTTGACGGGGATTTTATATCCAAAAATCTAAAACAGAAAGGAATTGAAAATCATGCGCTATTACAAAGTTAAACCGGAATACGATCAGACCTACAAGAACCCACGCATACACGACGGTAACATTTTAATCGGGGGCGAGCTTTATACGGAATCAGAACGAATTAAAATGCGATTCGTGCCCGATAAGTGTTTCGATGTCGTGGATATCCCGCGCAACAAAACTGGATTTATGTTCGGCGCAAGATTTGCATTTGGAATCTAAATCAGAAAGGAATTGAAAATCATGGTAAACACTATACAGAATGATTATGTCATGCAGGCAAATGAGTTTTCAGAACGAAACGGAATTGAAATTAAAATCACTTTTAAGGAGCGAAATTCAAATCCGATGTGGGAGGAAAATTATTTGCGAAACTGCTATTCGGTTTATATCCGAAACACAAACAGCGGAGCGGTTATGCGCGTGACATTTTGGGATTCCATATATAACACAACGCACAATATCACGCCGACTTGCTACGACATTCTCGCGTGTTTGACGAAGTATGACCCCGGTGACTATGAAGATTTTTGTTCGGAATTTGGGTATGAAACTGTAACCGAAAATCAATTCGGCAGACTAACGCGAAATCCGAACGCTTATAAGATTTGGAAGGCGTGTTGTCACGAATGGGAAGGAGTAAAGCGCGTATTCGGAGAAGATGAAATACTCGAAGAATTGCGCGAAATAAACTAAAGAAAATCACTTCGGAAATTGGTAGTGAAATTATATTCCCGAAGTGTTTCTGTTCTCAAAACATAATTTAAATGCTACAAAATCGAAACGAAAATGAAAGGAGTGAATATTTTACTATGTCATACGAAAAGTTTGTAAAGGGAGTGATATGGAAAGTCGGATTTGAAACGAAAATCCGTTTTGAAAACGACGGCGAAAAGTATACGGCATACATAACGGGCGGAATTATTATCTACGGAAATAGCATATCCGCTCTTGTATTGGTGCGCTGGGGCGACGGTCATTCGGCGCGAATAAAATTAGAGGAGGAAAGGAAATCATGAGCTATAGTACCTATGGGGTCGAAGTTGAAAAGCAAAACGGTTTGGTAATCGGAAAGCATTTCGACAATCTCGATGATGCAATATGTGTAGCCGAACGGGCTGTATATGAGCGCGGCTGCGTGTGGTCGTGCGTATATATGCCTAACGGCGATATTTATGTTGAGTATGAGATGTAAATCGAATACAGCGTTAGCTAATACGAAGAAAATGTGGCATAAAATTTTAAAAGATTTTTGGTAAATAACCGAAGTCGTGATATAAGATAGAGCCGCCGTGAAAGGGAAAACAAACTCGGCTGCTAAATTTAAAATCAGAAAGGAAATGAAAAAATGACGAATGACGAGGCGTATGCCGTTATTGCAAAGCACACATTCGTGGCGTATAGGAAATATGAGGGCGATAGACAGATAATTGTTTTTGCTACAAATATCGACGAGGCAGAGCACATAGCAAAAAAGGTGTTTGATACAAGCTTTGTATTTGTTAAGCCAATAAGTTCAACAGCAAATCCGCAAGTGTTTGAAATATAGTGATAATTTAAAATCAGAAAGGAAAACAAAATGGAAATCAGAGAGGAAATGAAAGACTGGGTATATTTTAGAGAAATACGCTGGGGAGATGTGTTTCGTGCCGAGGACGACGATTACTATATGAGGGTAAGCGGGTCAGCAGAGTACAACGCTGTTAGAGTTGGTACTGGACAGTTAGCCTATTTTGTTGGCGGCAAATTGGTGAGTCCAGTTCACAACGCGAAAATGGTGGTTAATTTCTGAAAGGAGATCAAAATGAAAATCGAAATCAAAACCGGGAACGCCGCTTTTCATGACTGTGACGCGGAAAATGAATATGCCGACTACTACACCACGGCGGCTGAGCTTGACCGAATTTTCGGGCAAATAAGCAGAGCTGTAGCCGAAGGGCGAACAGACGGCAAGGTGATAGACAGCAACGGAAACATATGCGGAGAGTGGAAAATCTGAAATGAAAATGATTTTTGTTGTGGTTGTCACTGCCGAAAACGGAAAGTATTTCGCCCTCGCCGACACGATAGCAACGGGTAATAACTTAATCGCCATACTTAAAAGATACAACGCTGATATATGCCATTTATGCGAAAGCCGTAGAGAGGCGGAGGAACTGGCGCGAAAATGGAATGAGGTGTATAGACAAAACGGTACAAACTTATTTTAAATCAGAAAGGGAATCAAAATGGAATTGAGATTTGCAATCACCACTGTAATTGAAATTGCCTTCGTCGTCGCGTTTTTGTATGCGCTGTGGCACGAGGGTAAAATTATAGCTTTCGAGGAACGGATGGAGGATGCCGTAGCTCAATGGCTTGCGAAGAAAATCATAAACAGAAGGAGGAGAGCTGCGGTTGACAGAAGAAGACAGAATGAAAAGGTTCGTTAAACACAAAATCAAAGTCCTAAAGGAATTGGGCGTGAGTTTGACAACCGAAGATGAAAAGCGTTTGGCGACGGCTTCCAGTTATATCGCTGTAGATAATATGGCGAGAACGATGATTCAGAAATTAAATTAAAATTCAGGAGGAAAATGAAATGAATAAGGTTATCAAGGGAAAGAAGTACAACACAGAAACTGCAAAGGAAATTTGCGACAGAACAAGCTACTGTAACGGAACGCCGAGCAGTTGGACAACTCTTTATCAGAAGAAAACCGGTGAGTTCTTTATAGCTCGAATATCCAGCGGCATGAATTGCTGGGACACGGAAAACAAAATTACCCCGATCGGTATCGATGAAGCAAAGGTGTTTGCTGAAGAGAACATGGATGCGGATGGTTATGAGTCCGTGTTCGGTGAAGTTGAAGAGTAAAAGGAAAGGAATTTGAAAATGAAAAATGGTTTAACAATCAGAGATGCGGCTGAACGCTGGGTTCACGAAATGAACGCAATCCCGCAGGGCATGATCGAGAAGCTGATGAACATCGGCGACGGGGACATCCACGAGGTGACTGAACCTGCGGTTGGCGATAGCGTGTATTTTTACGCGGATCTCAAAGGAAGTGGAGACGGAGAAATCACAGGCGTAGATAATAAAGATGATGGTGTCGTGTATACGATTGAACTTGAAACCTTTGAGACAGTTAAAGCTTACAGACAAGAGTTCGAAGTAGTATACGATGATGCTCTTCCGATGTGGAGTACAATGTGATCGTTTGGCGACTCCGCAGATGATTGGTGGCTTGAAGAAGGAAATGGAATCGAAATCATGTCGGAATGTGGGTTTAGAATTTACGAATCTGATGAGTTCGGATATTTCTTTGGCATAGACGGAGCGGGTTACAGTTTCTACGATGCACACTGGATTCCGCTCTATAAGGCAAGAGGGCTTCAATGGCACGACCCAGTAGCGGAGCAGGAATACCAAATGCTAAGCAAAGGGTATAAGAAAAGAAAATTGGGCGCGAATACATACTGGATGGACAAAAACAATAATGTAATTGAAGAAGTAATCAAGGAGGATTTTTAAAATGGGATGGACAAGTTATCATGCGTCGTTCTATAAGAACGGCAAAATAGATAGAAAAGCAGAGTGCGACAGCATAATGAATTGCGATATGGTAGGCAACAAGGGGAGATATGAAGTACTCAAATCTGCTATGGTAGGCTCTACTTACTATGCCGCTGTAAAGAAAATTTTCAAAACGGGAGCTAAGCCCGAAAAGGAAAGCGTTTTTGGAGTGGTGATGCTCACGTCCGTTAACAACAAAGACTATTTTAACTTTTCTTACAAGGATATGGACGAAAGCGCTGGTCCCGGTTACTATGATTGTCCGAAAGGAATACTTGATGTGCTTACCCCTACGGAGTATGAGTGGGCAAAGGAATGGCGAGAGCGTTGCTATGAGAATATAAAAAAGAAAAAGAGTCCAGACGCACTCAGCAATCTGCCAATCGGAAGTGAAATCAAATTTACTCTGTGGGACGGTACTGAAAAACGGTTGGTAAAGCATCCGGCTGCGTATCAGTTTAGTCGTCCGTTTTGGATGAATTTAAATGAATATACATATGTACCGGTAAACAGAATCCCTAAGAACTACGAAGTAATAAGAAGAGGCGCGTAACCATGTTTGATTATCAATAATATTAATTCAAAAAGGAGAATTAAAATGCCAAATTGGGTAACAAATCGAATTGTGTTTCACGGAAATCAGGAGAATATAGACAGGGTTCTTCAGTACATAAAAGGAAATGGGTCTAAAATCGACTTCAACAAAATCATTCCAATGCCCGACAACATTTATCGCGGTGATTTAGGCAAGAGGGAGAGGGAGCTGTACGGCTTAAATAATTGGTATGATTGGAGTGTGGCGAATTGGGGCACAAAATGGAACGCGCAACACTCCTCACTCAACAACAAGAATACGCTGTGGTTTGATACGGCGTGGAGTTGCCCTATACCCGTACTCAATAAGCTTTCAGAAATATGTTGCATAAACGATGTTAGGTTTGAAGGGGAATGGGCTGATGAGGATTGCGGTTATAATGTTGGCGTGTTTTGGAGCGACAACTGTGTAGACGAAAACTGTGATTTTTATTATAAACCCATAGACGACGAGACAGACGAAGCATATGACATATATGTAAAACTCAAAGGCGAGAGTGATTGTATGGGTAAGGACGGCGATGGACATTGGGTGCATTACGATTGTGATACTTGCCCAAACAAAGACAAATGCTAAAACAAAAAAACAAAAGGAGAGTGTGTGATGGCAGTTGTTAAAGAAGCAGATTTCCATAAGAAAGACAGAACCGGACTGATAAGCCGTGCGGAAGTAGTAGGCAAAATTACATCTTCAATGGCAGATGATTATTGCAGCTATGTTGGTAATGAGTTATATTGCAGAAGCTGTGGCTGTGAGTGTAGAACAGTGCATCGGGAATACGAATGTCCGAGATGCGGCAGCGAAGATGTGTTTAACAGTCAGTTTATTCCTTGCGACTGCGGAGCAACGGTGTATTTAGAAGGGTTTACAAACGAGTGTCCCCAGTGTAAGAAACTGTACAACGGCTTCGGGGAAGAATTAGCGCCTATAGAAGAGTGGGACGAGGAGGAACGCTTCGCGTATTACTGTCCCGGTGCCGAAAGTGATGGTGAGTATATTTGAACAGACTGACAATACGAAATAGTGATGGTAGCGTATCGCAACCAACGAACCTTAATTGGGCGAAAGCGCTTGAACGGCTGGCTGAATATGAAGATACGGGGCTGACACCTGATGAGGTCGGACAGATTAAGCTTGCAAGTATGGAAAAAGGCACGACAGAATACGACTTGAACCCATGCCCATTCTGCGGCGGTAGAGTTCACTTCGATACATCGTACAGCTATTTCAGAGATGTAGTGATTTATTGTGATGACTGCGACACGATATTTGCTTTGGACGATTGCACGGCAGTTGATTCGGATCTCGTCAAAGCATGGAACAGGAGGTACAGCAATGGCTGAGTGGAGAGTGTATGAAGCAGACACACCGCAACGTACCAACTGCGGAATGTGGATGCCATTTGCGAGATACCGGTGCGGGCAAGGCACGAATGCGAGGGAAATCACTGATTACTGCCCGTACTGCGGCGGGAAGATGACGGCGATGCCGATGTGCGGAGAATGCAAATACGGTCGAGGCGCATGGAAAGATAACGGAATATGCTACGCCTGTCGTGAGCAAATATGGATTCCCGGAGCACCGCACAGAAAAGCAGGAGAGGAGGATTGACGATGGCAGAATACATTGAGCGCGAAGCGGCGGTGGAAATTGCCGAGAAGTACGGGCTTACAAACGGCGTTGTTTTAGGCATACACTCAGGGCTTGCAGATTGTATTGCGGGTGAAATCAATGCAATTCCAGCGGCTAATGTTGAACCTGTTGTGCGCTGCAAGGACTGCAAGAAGAGCAGCTTGACGGAGTTTGGAAAACGATATTGTTCTGAACCTATGGGTGCGTTCTATGGATGTATTCCGGTGGAGGACAATTTCTTTTGCAGCGGTGGAAAGAGACTTGAGGAGAATGAATGATGATATCGAACAAGAAGTGGATCGACTTTATGCCAGAAGATGTGTACCAGCGCTTAGCAAACTGCAATAGCGTGAAGTCCGACATTCCGGTGCTTGTGGATGCCAAGTGGCGCGGATATAGGGAACTTGGTAAAGACAAGTGCGGGTTTACCAAGGAAGATGCACTGATTTCTGTTCTTGAATTGCTGGACTGTAACAGTTGTGATATAGAGCTGACGAGTGACGAGTATCAAGAGATGAAAAGATAATCTCGCGAGTCAAATGCACAAAAATAAAAAATAACAAACAGAAAGGAGATATAAAAATGAAAACATATAAAGGCTTTGACAAAGACTTAAAGTGCAGAGACTTTCAGTATGAAATAGGAAAAAAGTACGAAGAGAAAGAAGCAAAAGCTTGTGAAAAGGGATTCCATGCTTGCGCTAATCCACTTAATGTACTTCGATATTATCCTCCTTGCCATGAAAATCGATATTGTGAAGTAGAACAAGATGGCGATTTTTCCGAAAACGGTGATGACTCGAAGATTGCTTCTACAAAAATAGAAATTAGTAATGAGATTAGTCTTGAGGAATTGATACAAGCCGCAATGGACAAAAGTGGCGAAAGTGAAATTTATTCTGTGAATACCGGCGACCATACGGTGGCGGAAAATGCAGAGAATTGTTCAATAGCATTAAATAAGGGCTATGGCTCGATAGCGACAAATGCTGGACACTATTCACTGGCAACGACTATAGAAAGTTTTACAATAGCAGCAAATACGGGTGATTATTCAGTTGCATGGGGTCAAGAAGCTCATTCAATAGCAGCAAATATAGGCGAAGGTTCAGCGGCACTGAGTGGTGGATATCGGTCTATAGCAGCGAATACGGGGGGACGTTCTGCTGCCATAAGTTACGGCGAGGATTCAGTAGCAATAAATGTCGGCAACCAGTCAACAGCTATAAATAATGGTGGCACATCGGTGGCTTTGAATACAGGTCATCATGCAGAAGCGTCAGTTCAAAATGAAAATTCTATTGCAATAGCGACAGGCATCCAATCAAGAGCAAAAGCCGGTCTCGGTTCAGCAATTGTTCTTGTAGAGAGGACCACTTGGAATGGTTATAGATACCCACTAAATAATATAAAAGCGGTAATTGTGGATGGAGAAAAAATTAAAGCCGATACTTGGTACACTCTTAGAAATGGCGAATTTGTTGAGTGTGATTAACAGAAAGGAATTAAATTTGGAATGGAATTGAAATTTGATTTAGGAATGCAGGTCATGACGCAGGGTATAGCAAATATACTCGGTGACGGTAAAATTTGCGAGGAGCTGCTCGATGCTTTCGGACGATACACAAAGTGCGATTGGGGTGATATCCCCGAAGAGGACAAGGCTTTAAACGACGAGGCGGTTCGGGTAGGCGATGGACGAACGCTCGCCGCATATAACACAAGTAAGGGCGAGATTTGGATAATCACAGACTTCGGCGACGAGGGTAATGTGACGACCATGCTGTTACCGGAGGAGTATTGAAACGATATTAGACACACTAAGGTGTTTTGACGTAGTTATGAGTGACAGTATGCTCATAGTAGATTTTATTTAAGAAAGGAAAACAAAATGGAATATCTTGTACAGTTCAACTATTCAGGACGAGTTACATATGAGATTGAAGCAGACGACGAAGAGACGGCGAAGAGAGAAGCTGCTAATAGGTGGTTGGTTTGGGTGTCGGCAGACGCGGTGGGGTACGATCCCGAGGTTGCGTGTGCGGGTATTGAGGATGACACTATGACGGCTGAACGGCTAATAGACGGTGATGTAGCGGAGGTAAATGAAAATGAGTAATGAAAAGTGCGATGTTTATGTTTGTGGTTTTTGTGGATGGGAAGGCAAGTGGGACTTGCGTGACGAAATCCATGGTGATCTTTGGGGTTGTGAGATGTGCGGGCGTGTGTTCTGTTCTAAGTGCTTTGTGGATCGGCTTGGGACTGACGCGTATTGGAATATGATGCAGAGCGGCGGATATATTCTCTGTCCTGATTGTGAGGAAAAGCTTCGCGCAGAAGAAGCGTTATATCGTAGAACGGAAAGGGGTAAATGAGAATGAATGACATAGCAGAAAATTATATCAAGCTTATAGATACGATTTCTGTTGATAGGCTTACGGAGATTACAAATCGCGCCGCGTGGGATGATGGTATTACCGATCAAGAGTTTCAGGAAATATTTAAGTACGCAGTACTTAGAGATTTGGAGGCAAATGAAAATGTACAAACTTGACTTTTACACAGCAATATCTGACAGGAACGACCCCAAGACCCTCAATCACTTCGAGCGGGTCAGCGGCTATGGACAGGTAATCAGAACTCCGCGAGGAAGAGAAATCGAATTTGGTTTTGATAAGCGGAGTGACGGCTGGTATGTAACTGATGTTGCTTCGGGTATGAGGATTCCTAAAAAATATGACACAAGGATGAAAGCACTCGCCGCCCTTAATGCAGAGATGCTCAGTAAGGTTGACAAGGCAGTAGAGAGCGATACATACAAAGCTGTAGTGAAAGCTCTTAGCGAATTTAAAACAAATTCGGAGGTAGCGTGATATGACGGTGTATGAAGTGTTGGAAACATATTGCAAAAACTGCGCACATAACGGTAATTGTTGGAAGCCGTGTGCGGCGGCGATATCGGCGGTGATGAGCGACGAAAAGATGAAAGCAAAGACGGTGGTGAGTTTATGGTACTGAACACGACATATTGTAGACGAGCTTTTACCGGCGTGTATTGTGAGCATATGGACGGAAATGTGTGTGTTAGACAATCCGGCGAGTGTAAGTTTCAGTACGGAGCGGGTAGACGACGAGAAAATGAAGTCCAGAAGGAATTGGATTCTGATTTAAAAAACGAAAACAAAAGGAGAATGTAAATGAATATCAAAGTAAAAATCTGTGATAAAGCTATCGAGCTTATTGATCTGCTGGCTAATATGTCGCTCGCTGATGATGAATTTGTCGATGAGATAATAGACGGTATTCGGTACAACGAGCCGTACCGAATAGAAGCAATTAGAGATGAGGTGCAGAATGGCTGAAGAAATATACTACTACATAATGGACAAGCATGGAGTAATCTATGGCAGAAGTACAAGTAAAACTCGACTTCAGGAGAAAATGAAAAACAATTTCACCGAAGCTGTTATACGGAAGTTAGGAATAGAAATCGTTGAGGTGTATGATAGCATCTGAGCTATCGTAAGTAAAAAATAATATGGGAGAGGAAGATTAAAATAATTAAGAGAGGAGAAATCTACTTGGTTTCGCTGGACGGAGTGGGGTCTGAACAACGGAACACAAGACCTGCGATTATAGTGCAAAACGATGTGGGAAATGCTCACTCGCCGACGACGGTTATCGTGCCTTTATCAACAAAAATAAAACCGTCTATGGCGACGACGCACGTCAAAATAACAAGTAAGCAGGGCGTAAGAGATGAATCGGAAGCGTTATGTGAACAACTGAGAGTGGTAGACAAATCGAGATTAGGAAGGAGAGTGGGTAAAATCACCGACGAATCGGTTATGACGGATATAACAAGAAAAATAAAAGTAGTGTGCGGCTGTTAATTGGAGGGAAAAATGGAACATCAAACAGTAGTAGCAAAAACGAAAAATGGAGATGAGTTTGTGGCTTGTTCCGGTATCGGAAGCAAGCTCTGCTCAATACATAGCTGCGAGTCGTGTCCTAAGATGAAATCAATTCGGGACAGCGCAAATAAGCTTGGATATGCCGGAAAAGGAAATGACTTTACAGAGCTATTAAATTATCTATTCGATAAGGAGTGTGAACAGTTTGGAAATTATGCTGTTGTGGAGGTGTGTATGTCAGATTGACTCAATTCAAAGTAAAAGAGTTCAAGAGAATTTTGCGGGATAACGGCTATAAGGAGGTGAGGTGTTGCGGTAGCCATCAAATTTGGAGCAATGGTGCAAGCAAAATTACTTTGCCGACGGTTAAGCTGAGTCCTGTTATAGCGGCTCGACTCATAAAGGAAAATGATTTGAGTGTCCGATAAAAGTGACAACTTACAACTGGAAAAAATTCCCTGTTGACAAGAGAATTTTTTAGGACTATAATAAAAAATGTAAACGGAACAAATGTTCGACTAAAGTTCGATTAATGAAAGGAGAAATTTGTAAAATGGGATTTTTGGGTTCATTTCTTGGTCTGATTGGTGCTTCGGCGGTGTTTGTTGGAGCCGATGTTAAAGAGCGTTGGGACGAAATAGATAGAGAGCGGCAGCGCATTGCGGCAAATCCCGCACCGCCTCCGGAGATGAGGGGAAATTTAAGAGATAAATATGAATCTGAGTGGCACAGAGGCGATAATACTCACTTCCCGGAAGAATATCTTCCTGCTCTTGAGAGCGATCCAGAGGTACTTTACTGGTGGATTGAGCTGCTTGCAGAGCGTGAGATAAGGCGTCAGGGTTATCGCGGTTATCCTATCAGTATTCAGGGCAATTTCAATCGAGTGTATAATGCTTGGAAGGAGCGTCAGAATTGGGTCAGATAACCAGTGTTGATGTTAACAAAGACATACTTATTGATAGCCTGAAAGCCCAGAACGCAAGACTAAAAAAGCTCCTCCGCGAAACAGCAGAAGAGCGAGACAGATATAAATCCTTGTGGGAAACAAATCGGATTCAAAATGAATTTTCAGAAAAGGAGCGAAAAGCAAATCGGCGATTAGAACAAGAGAAAAAGCAAGAGCGGCTGTTGTCCGGTGTAAAATCGGATGGCGTTCCGATAGCTCATGCGGCGGATTCGATTCGTTCCTATGATGAAATGTGTGTTGTACTGGATAAGCTCAAAAACACAGGACGAATGGGAATACGAAACTGGGCTATGTTCCGTTGCGGCATTTGCTTCGGTCTTAGAGCAAGCGACCTCGTTAAATTAAAATGGGGTTGGATCATAGACGACGACGGCGAGTTCAGAAACCGTATACCCGTAGTTGAGAGCAAGACATCTAAAATCAATCGGTGTTTCATCTCAGATGCGATAAAGGAAACGCTTACAGAATATCGCAAGTGGCTCGGCGGACGCAACTGTTCTCCCGATGATTATATCTTCTCGAAGAACAACGGCGGGAGACTACAGGAGCAAAGCTATTCGCGATATCTTAAAAACGCGGGAAAGGAAGCGGGGTTGCCGATACACATCTCGTCTCACACCATGAGGAAATCATTTGCCAATATAGTGCTGTGTTGTCACGACGGCGGTGCGAATGATTATGCTATGAGAGACTTACAGGGTATGCTCGGACATTCAGATATAAGAATTACGATGAGCTACCTCAAAGACACAATCCTCAGATACGACGAAGCGAGAAAGGCGGTGTCAGATTTCGTCCTCGGAAAGACAGACATAAATGAGCTGGTTACTTCAAAACAGGTTTCCAATAATGAAATTTACGAGCTTTGCAAAGAAATGTTTGAAAAGCAAGTTGCGTAAATTATTTTCATAGTTTTTGGTAAATCAACAAAGTGAGGTGATATACTTGACTCGTAAGAACAAGAGAGCACTCGCGAGAGCTGCTCGATACATAAACGATAGGGTCGAATTTGCAAACGACATCTTAGATGACGAAGAGGATCGACTCGATGGTTGGGCGGAGAATCTGAAAGGTTCTCAAAAACACATGGACGCAGAAGACTTTGTTGAAGATATCCGCGAACAGTTTGATATAATAACTGATGCGGTAGAAGAAATACGGTCTTTGTGCGGAATAGAAGACTAAAAAAAGAAGACTCCCCACGAAAGGGTAAAAGCGTTTGGCGACGGCTTCCCAATTCGATGAGGAGGAACGACATTCGTATGCTCTTATACTAAACACTGGCGTGTTTTTATAGGGGCATAGTCCTGCCATTGTCATTATAACACAAGGGCGGTTGAATGTCAACGAGAAAATAGGAGGAATTTATTATGCAGAAACCTAAAATTGTTTACATTGCCGTTGATGACGACGATTATGAACTTCCATTTGCTATGGGCGACACGATGCGAGAGCTCGCCGAAGAGATTGGCGTCTCTACTTGGGATATATGGAACTGCGTCAAGAATCGGGGACGCAGTACAGCGCCTTTCAATCATACATATCGTGTCGAGAAAGTTAGACTTGCCTCTGATATGGAGGACATACTCGACTTTGGCACGGACAGAGACATTTACAACATAACAATTAATGCCTATGTATAAGTCAAATTCAAAAATAATAAAAGGTCTTTCGTTTGCTCTGGTGTTGAGCATAGGAGCGTTTCTTATGGTCGGTAATGCCTTGCCGGTAGAAGCTCCGAGCGCAGAGGTAGTTGAAATCGAAACTGAAAACGAATCGGTTTTGGATTTGAAAACGGAAATTGAATTCGAAACAGAAATCGCCTCTACCACAGAGCAACAAAGACCCGCCGATTCAAAGACAAAATATGACGATATAATCACCGAGATTGCCGAGAAGTACGGTGTCTCGGCGGCTCTTATCAAGGCGGTTATCAAAACGGAAAGCAATTTTAATCCGACTTTGATTAGCGCAACCAACGACTACGGTTTGATGCAAATCAACGCTTGTAATGTATCGTGGCTTACAGACGAGTTGGGTGTCACAGATTTGTTTGATCCAGCACAGAACATCGAAAGCGGCGTGTACATCCTTAGTGGGTATCTGAAACGCTATTCACTTGCAGATGCGCTGATGGCTTACAACTGCGGCGAGGGTGGAGCAAAACGCCTATGGAAACAGGGTATTCACTCTACTCACTACACGAAAAGGGTATTGAAAAACTTGGATGAATTTGGAGGACTTTATGAATAGACATAAATGTTTCGCAGACAGAGGAAGCTGCTGCGGTGTGCTTACAGAAAAGCTGTGCGAATATGGCGGGTGCCGGTTCTACAAGACCGAACAGCAACTCTACAACGAAAGGCAGTTTGTAGACAGATACATACAGAAGAAATACGGAGTTAGCCGTAGGGAATATGTGAGAAACAAATATGGCAGCGAGCTTTTGAGGTATAGGAGGAGAAGAAATGAGGAAGTCTAAGCTTCTCACTCTAATAGCTCACGAGGTTGTGCCTCGGAAATGTGTAAACAACATGGAGTTTGTTGGCTATGTTGCTCGGTGCAATCAGTGTGGCGAACCAATAGCAATCTACTATAAACTCGACGACGAGCTGAGGGTTGCGGTTCTGCCGAGATTCAAAAGATATAAGGAAGAAATCGAGAAGAAAATCAGGCTATTCAACTTTTCCGGGTGTCTGAATGGTTCATAAGCACAAAAAGCCATAAAAGGAGGTGAGCCACCTTGAAAGTACATAAAGGTTACAAGTTCAAACTTGAACCTACAGAGGAGCAGAAAATAAAAATCAATAAAACGCTTGGCTGCTGCCGCTTTATATATAACTCTATGTTAGATAGACGCATAAAAGCCTATAAGCGGCGTGGCGAAAGCATGAGCTATATCGACACGCAGAATTTACTTCCAAAGATGAAGCGATATCTACCGTGGCTTACCGAAGTAGATAGTCAAGCTCTTAAATATAGCTGTCGTCAATTGGACGATTCCTATAAAGGTTTCTTCAAAAGCGGAAAAGGCTTCCCAAACTTCAAACGTAAAAGAGGAGAAGAAGCCTACACAACCACCAATCCAAAAGGCATCAAGGTAGACGATAAATACATTCAGCTCCCAACGCTTGGAAAAGTACGCTACCGCAAAAGCCGCGACATCGAAGGTAAAATTTGCAAGGCAACCGTTCGCCGCTCTGCAAGCGGCAAATTCTATGTAAGCATTCTTTGTGAAGTAGAGGTCGTGCCGCTCCCTGTTACGGATACTGCTATTGGTTTGGATGTTGGTATCAAATCCTTTGCTGTTGATAGCAACGGTAATGAGCACCCGAACCATAAATACCTCAAGGAAGCAGAAGCCAAACTCAAACGCGAGCAGAAAAAGCTGTCTCGCAAAAAGAGGGGCTCTGCCAACTGGGAAAAGCAGCGTATCAAAGTGGCTCGCTGTCACGAAAAAGTAACCAACAAACGAAAAGATACCCTACATAAGTTGTCATCCACGCTGGTGAAAGAAAACCAAATCATTTGCGTGGAAGACCTTAACATCAAGGGTATGATTCGTAATCACAACCTTGCAAAAAGCATCTCCGATGCTGCTTGGGGAGAATTCTTCCGTCAACTTGAGTATAAAGCTCAATGGGTTGGTCGAGTTATCGTTAAAGTGCCGACCTATTATCCAAGCAGCCAGACCTGCTCTTGCTGTGGCTACCAAAACGAAGAGGTAAAAAACCTCAATGTTCGGCATTGGGTCTGCCATCAGTGTGGCACATTACATGACAGGGATAAAAACGCAGCAGATAATATTCTAAAGAAAGGAATGGACATGCTGGCTATGCCAGCCGCTTCATAAAGCACAGATAGCGGTACGGTCAGGACGACCGAATCCGGGCGTTAAGCCAAAAAGTCTGTGGAGAGTGAGCCTCTATCAAGGGCTACGGTCTGCGGTAAGTTTGCTCCGTGAAGTAGAAATCCATACTGTTTTGCGGGAACACCCGCAAAAAGTTGGAGGTCCGAGCTTGGAAATGTTAGGGCTTTGGAGATCGACGGCGAGCCGTATTTTATCGGTAAAGATGTAGCAACGGCTCTGGGATATACGAACACCCAAAAGGCTATTCGCGACCATGTTGACAACGAAGATAAGCTGACAGAACGAATCGTTCTGTCAGGTCAGAACCGCGAAGTAGTCTTTATCAACGAGTCTGGTCTTTACAGTCTTATCCTCTCAAGCAAGCTCCCGAAAGCAAAAGAGTTCAAGCATTGGATAACCGCCGAAGTCCTGCCCGTTATCCGTAAGACAGGTGGCTATGTAAACGATACGAAACAGTTCGTCGATTACTACTTTGCGGACTGCAATACATATGGGCGAGAAGCTATCACGCTTATGCTCAACGAAACAAAACGAATGGCAAATCAGCTAAAAGCTCAGGCTCCGAAGGTGCTGTTCGCTGAGGCTGTAGAAAGCTCGAAGACATCTATTCCAGTCGGCGACCTTGCGAAGCTTATAAAGCAGAACGGCGTCGATATTGGGCAGAATCGTCTCTTCTCGTGGCTGAGAATGAACGACTATCTGATAAAGTCGGGTGACAGAAAGAATATGCCGACGCAGAAGTCTATGGACTTAGGTCTGTTCGAGGTTAAGATATCGGCTTTCTACAGACCCGATGGCACGGTAGATATCGCGAAGACGCCGAAAGTCACAGGTAAAGGTCGGACTTATCTTATTAACAAATTCTTGTCGAGTTTGAAGGGGGCGTAAATTTAACCCAAAAGGAATTGGGTTTTGAAAGGTTAACCATGATAGACAGGTTTTATAATTTCGATTATAACAGATAATATCCTACAAATAGATGGTAGGGAACGACTGTCACTCGTCCGTGCCATGTGGGTTTTCCTTCTTTTTTGCAGGTATTGATAAGCTCAATTATAATAGATAATATCCCGCAAATTGAAGTAATCAACTCATAAGTTGACATATGCATTACTCCTTCCTTAGAGACTTGCGAGGTGCGAATAGCTGCGCTCGCTGTACCCCTATAAGTAATACTATTATGGTTGACCTTTTAAAGCCCAATTCCTTGCTTGATAAAATTAAAAGGAGCGTGAACCAGTATAAAGAAAATCCTTATAGGCGGTAGTCCTTGTACAAAGTGGAGTATCGCTCAGAAAAACGGAAGAGAAGTTTTGCCTAAAGGTGTCGGCTGGGAGCTGTTCGAGAACTATCGGATAGCGAAAGAGAAATTCCAGCCCGACATCTTTTTATATGAGAATAACAAGTCGGCGGCACAGCCCATAAAAGACGCGATTTACTCTGCTCTTGGTGGGGGGGGCAAAGACTCATCAGTTCGGCTTACGCACATAGACAGTGCGTTGGTTTCGGCGCAACATCGTCAGAGGTTTTATGTTACTAATTTCGGTGATATAGAACAACCGAAAGACAGAGGAATCTTGTTGCGCGATGTGCTTGAGACTGACTGGACTACCGACCGGGATAAATCGAGAAACACAATGTCTTATTATTGGTTTGAATCGGTTGTACCCGTCAACACGACCGCCGACGGCAAAGCAAGGACTGTTAAAGCACAGTATTATAAAAACGGGATAGCTAACTTTGTTACAAATGGCGGATATTCCGCAACCGCTGTTGCAACGCCGATACGCATAGGAACTATAGAGAGCAATGCAAAGAATAAGTCGCACGACAGCAAACAATATCGTGTGTATAGTCCCGACGGAAAAGCAACTACGCTTTGTGGACAAGGCGGCGGAGTCGGCGCAAAAACTGGATTGTATGCCTGTCCCATAAACGAAATTGACGGCAAGCCGATATACACGGTTAAGAATGGATTAATAACCATCAAAAACAAACAATACCCGATTAAGCTCGCTGATGGCTATTACCTTATACGAAAGCTTACACCGTTAGAATGTGAGAGACTGCAAACTCTTCCAGACGGTTATACGAGCGGAGTTAGTGATACTCAGCGATATCGTGCTATCGGCAATGGGTGGACGGCAGAGGTTATTATACATATCTTAAATCACGCTCTTAAAGATGTCCCGAGAGACGAAGAGCTTGTAGTCTTGTCACTTTACGACGGCATAGCAACAGGCAGGTATTGCCTGGATAAAATGGGCTTTACGAATGTCAAGTATTATGCTTACGAGATAGACCCTTATGCGAAAAAAATAGCGATGTCAAATTACCTGGATATCATCCAGTGCGGAGATGCGTTTCGGGTTAGGGATGATGATTGGAAAATTCCAGACTAAAAGGAATTGGGTTTTGATTTGAAAAATGAAAATAAAAAGGGGAGATGAAATGGCTCAGGATTGGAGCGGCGATGCAAACTCTGTGTACAAAATTATCGGGGCGTCTAACCACTCAAACGAAAATAGGGCAGACGACGACTACTACGCGACTGACCCGAAAGCAGTTGAGGAGCTGCTGAAACGAGAGAAATTCTCTCACTATGTGTGGGAGCCGGCTTGTGGTGGAGGACACATATCAAAAGTATTGGAGGCTCACGGCTACGACGTTCTGTCGAGTGACATTGTGGATAGGGGTTATCCGAATACATATGTGGCGAACTTTTTGAGAACCAAACCTCATCCCACAAAATATATACCACGCGACATTATCACGAACCCGCCGTACAAATATGCCAAGGAATTTATAGAGAAAGCCTTAAAGTTATCTATGGATTCAACTAAAATAGCTATGTTCCTCAAGGTCACATTTCTTGAGGGCAAGGCAAGACGGGAATTATTTGATAAAGCTCCACCGAAATATGTGTATGTATTCTCCGGCAGAGTGAACTGTGCTAAGAACGGCGATTTTAGTAAAGCTGAGTCGAGCGCTGTGGCGTATGCGTGGTTTGTTTGGGAAAAGGGGTTCAAGGGTGAACCGAAGATTAGATGGATTTAAACCAAGGAGGAAATCAAATGATATTTAGTATTGTAATGATAGTTATAGCTGTGGTTCTCACGGCTGTAGGTGCGATTTTAGCTTACAAAGAGATAGAATACGGAGACGACATTCCGGTGGCAATTCCTATAGTAAGTTTTGTGTTGGCGATATGTCTGTTCGTACTCTCAGCTTCAGCGGCTATTGTGCCGACCGGATATACGGGAGTGAGAACGACGCTCGGTCAGATAAGCGACCAGCCTGTACATAGTGGTTTCAACTGGAAAGTGCCCATTGTTCAGAGCATAAAGCTCGTAAATAACAAACAGCAGGACGCGCAGTTCGGCGGCGACAAAATCTGGTCGGAGACTGAAAGCAGAACAGCAATTTACTACGCAGACGTGACCGTTACTTATCAGATTAACCCCGACAGGTCGGCGTGGATCTACGCTAATGTCTCGGACTACAAGAACTCTCTGGTGTCCGAAAACATAGTTGCTTCGGCTATTAAATCCAGTAGCAAAGTGCTTAGCGATACCGACGCGACGAACCGCTCGATAGTTGAACCGCTGATAATGAAAAATCTTCAGGCTTCTATAGACGAGAAGTACGGCGAGGATGTTGTTGCGATACTCAAAGTGACGGTAAACGACATTGACTTTGACGAGTCATATCAGGCGGCGATAGCATCAAAACAACAGGCTCAGCTTGCGGCAGAACAGCAGGAAATCGAAAATAAAAAGGCTGTGGATAAGGCAAAGGCAGACGCAGAGGCGAAGCTTATAAAATCTAAGGCTGAAGCCGAAGCAAATGACACTCTTGAGAAGTCCCTGACGGATAAGATTCTTAAAGAAAAATACATAGAGAAGTGGGACGGAAAGCTCCCGAGTGTGATGACCGGCGACGATGGAAGTTCGATAATGATTCAAAAGTAAGGAGGAAAACGATAATGATTGACGCATTTCTTTTTAACATTCTTAATCTGATTGGTCTTTATGGTAAAGCAATTCTTGTGTTCATCGAGAAAATACTTGGACTGTAAGGTGGTGAAGCTATGCAGGGCAAAAACATTAAAGTACACCTTAAAAGAAAAATAGGTGACTGGGTGTCGAGTGTTGATGACGAAACCATAAAAGATGCTATTAGCGACAATGCTATTATAACTGGCGGTGCGATTGTGTCGCTTCTCCAAGACGAGAAGCCGCATGATTATGACGTATATTTCAGAAACGAAAAAGCGTTAATACAGGTGGCGGAATATTATGTCAAAAAATATACTGAATTTGTCAAGGATAAACTTGATGATAAAGGCGTAAAACCTACTGTACAGAGATGCTATTGGAACAAATCGTCAGAGAGATGGACTGTATTAAAAGAAAACGATAAGAAACGAGACGATGAGAGGGTGCGTATTTTCGTTCGTAGTGTCGGAGCAGTTGGCGTTGACTATATTCCTCACGAGGAAATTGATACCCAATATCGCAGAGCGATGGCGTTAATAGGCGACGAGTTGAAGAAGAGCACCAAAATTTCGGTTGACGACTTACCACCATACAGTCCGATATTTATTACAAATAATGCTATTACGCTAAAAAATGGAGTTCAGATTGTACTTAGATTTTACGGAGAACCCGAAGAGATACATAAGAACTACGATTTTGTCCATTGTACTTCATATTGGACGAGCTGGAATAACGCGTTAGTTATGCCGCCGAGAGCTCTTGAGGCTATTATTAACAAAGAACTCTATTACATCGGTAGTAAATATCCGCTTTGCTCGGTAATTCGTGCGCGAAAGTTTTTAAAGCGCGGATGGAATATAAATGCAGGGCAATATGTCAAAATGATACTACAGCTTAACGCTCTCGATCTTACTAATCTTCATGTTTTTGAAGAACAGCTTATCGGGGTTGATAGCGCATATTTTGGCGCTGTTATTAATAAGGTAGGCACACTACGAGAGGAAGGACAAAAGGTTGATGAGACTTATCTAATAAACCTCATTAACGAAGTGTTTGATGAAGGCGTTGAGGAGAATTACGGTTAAAATCCGAAATGGTTTTAATAATAAAAATGAAAAGGGGTAAAACAAATGGGATTTCAGAAAGCAAAAAGAGAACAGATTTGGCTTAAGGTGCTACTCGCGGGTCCAAGTGGAAGCGGTAAGACTTTTTCGGCGCTGAGACTGGCGAAGGGTATAGCCGCCGCTGCGGGTGGTAGAGTTGCCGCAATCGACACGGAGAATGGTCGTATAAGATATTACGCAAATGAGTTCGACTTCGACGACCTTCAGCTTCAGGCTCCGTATACTCCCGAGAAATACATTCAGGCTATTGAGGATGCGGTTGACGGCGGATATAAGACTCTTGTTATCGACAGCATAACTCATGAGTGGGATTACTGTGTTGATTATCACGACAAGATGCCGGGCAATTCTTATACCAACTGGGGTAAGGTAACTCCGAGACATGACGCCTTTATGGAAAAGGTTCTTCAGTCTCCCATACATATTATATCCACCGTTAGAGGCAAGGACACTTATGTTCTTGAGGATAGAAACGGAAAACAGGTTCCTAAGAAAGTCGGTATGGGCTACAAGCAGAGAGACAACACGGAGTACAACTACACTCTAACCTTTAATATCGCACAGGACACCCACATAGCGGAAGCTCAGAAAGATAATACACACCTCTTCGAGGGCAGATACGATGTGCTGACCGAGCGCGACGGCAAGGCTCTGTTTGACTGGGCAAACGCTGGCGACGCCCCCGCTCCGAAGCCGGTTAATAAATCCGCCGCAGAGGAAAAGACGGTTGCAGATGTTCCTGTGGCTGAGAAGTCTAAGATAGAAATGGCTATAGACAGCATTAACAAACTCGCCAAAGAACTTGCAGACAGCGGCGTGGCGAAGAAAACGATTTCAGACACCATCAAGTCAGTTTCGGGTAGCGCGAACTACAATAAGATAACTGACTTTGAGGTAGCGACAGATGTTTACAAAGAGCTTGTAGCTCTTAGAAATAAGGAGGACTAATTTATGGTAGAGAATAATGTAACAATCATCGGCAGACTTACGGGCGACGTAGAGATAAGAACCGCCGGTAACACAGACAACAGAGTGGCGAATTTCACTGTAGCTGTTAATCGTCCCAAAAGAAAGGACGCGGAGGACGAGGCGGACTTCATTCGTGTTAGAGCGTGGAACTCAACCGCCGACTTTATCGAAAAGTATTTCGGTAAGGGTTCTAAGATAGGTGTCAGGGGTTCCATTCGTACAGACTCGTATAAAAACAAGGACGGCGAGAACAGAAGTGTGACATATGTCCTTGCTGATGAGGTCTGCTTTATCGAGTCTAAGTCAACTTCCAACGGCAGCTCTGAACCGAAAGCAAAGGCGAGCACAAAGAAAGCAAATGTTGATGTCGCTACTGACGACGACGATCTGCCGTTCTGATGAGACATATGGAAAAATACAGCTTTTCTAAGTTGTCTTCTTTCCATCAGTGTCCGCTGCAATATTGGTATACATATATAGCTCGTGAGCAGGGAGAAAATAATGCTTTCGCACAGTATGGAAGTTTCGTTCACTCCCTGCTCGAACGCTGGGGCAAAGATGAACTTGCCGAGTATGAGTTGCTGGGTGAATATGAAGATAAGTTCTTCGACCGTGTAACTCAGGAATTTCCACCCAACAAATACACCGACTTGAGTAAGAAATATTACGACGACGGCGTACAGTTTTTGTCAAACTTCGAGGGCGTGGATGCGAAAGAGATACTCGGTGTAGAAGAACACTTCGAGGAGCCAATTGCGGCGGCGGACGGAAGAGATAGCTTTATCATTCAGGGCTTTATAGACCTTATATACATAGACTCGGCGGGACGGTTGGTAGTTCACGACTGGAAATCAAAAGCAAAATTTAAAAACCCCGCCGAGCAGAAGAAGTATGCGAGACAGTTATACATATATTCAATTTATGTCAAGCTGAGATATGGTAAGTTTCCCGATCTACTGAGATTCCATATGTTCCGTAACAGCAAAGATGTGGATATCAAGTTCAACATTGACGACTATTACGAAGCAATAAACTGGATGCAGGAGACGGTAAAGGAAATCCGGGATTGCGGTGAGTTTGAAAGCCGACCGGATGATTTTTATTGCCAATATCTGTGCGACATGAGACTAAAATGCTGTGGGGAGACGGCGACGAAGTAAAGGAGGTTGATGATTTATACAGGTATTAAAAAGCGATATTCAAAGAGCGAAAGAGAAATTAGGGGACAGAAATGCTGAGATTATGGTTGAGTTGCTCGGTATTACGAACTGGAATCCCTCAAGGAGAGTCGGGTGTTGCCCGAACCCCGAACACATAGACAAGAATCCGTCGTGCTCGTATAACCCCAAGACTTATTCTTTTCACTGCTTTGCGTGTGGCTTTACCTGTGACATCATAGATGCCTATATCACATCCAAGAAGTGTACTTTTCTTGAAGCGTGTGAGATGCTTTTTGATGAGGCGGGTATACAGTATTCATTCGCAGAGCGCGGAACAAAGGACAGGGCATACAAATACCCCAAGCCCAAGTATGCCGACAACAAAGAAGAGGTGTATAAGTATTGGCGAAAGAGAAAAATATCACCTGAAACAATAGATTATCTGAATATACAGCAGGATGAAAAAGGAAATACCTTGTTCCAGTATTTCGACCTAAATGACGTGCTCGTAATGTGTAAAGTCCGCAAGTCACGCGCAGTGCCTCACGGTGAACTTAAGATATGGTATCTCGAAAACAGCGATTGCTGTAATGTCCTTTACAACATCAATAAAATAAATACCACTCAGCCGTTGATAATATGTACCGGCGAAGGCGACTGTGCCGCACTCATTGAGTGCGGTTTTTACAACTCCGTAAGCATTAACGGCGGCGACCAGAATACGAAGTGGATTGAAGAGTGCTGGGATTTTCTGCAAGAGTTTGACGAAATCATCCTTGTCCACGACAACGACAGAAGCGGCGAGGAATACATAAAGAAAGTTGCTCCGAGGTTGGGCGAATATCGTGTCAAGGTTGCAGAAATCCCATTGTCTCACACCAATGCAGACGGTGAGAAAGTTCGCATAAAAGACATAAACGAACTGCTGTTCTTTGAGGGGAAAGAGGCGGTCAGAGATGTAATCAATAACGCGAAAGAGTCTGAGATTCCCGCGATAGTCGATTACACCGAAGTAAAGAGATTTGATATGTCGGATGTCGAGGGATTTACAACGGGCTTTGAAGATTTGGATGCTGCGCTCGGCAAGAACTATATGGGTTCTACAACGCTCATAACCGGAATAGCTTCTGCGGGTAAAAGCTCTCTGATATCGACGCTTGTATGCCGATCTATAGAGCAGGGCTATCCTTGTTTTATATACAGCGGAGAGCTTTCAAACCCGTCGTTGAAAAACTGGATTGACTTTGTTCACGCAGGACAGCGGGGGCTTGAAGAAGTGCAGGGCGAACACGGCAAGTATTACAGAATCAAGTCTGATGTGTACAGAAAAATCAATTCCTATTATCGCGGACAGCTTTACTTCTACAAAGATTCGTTCTCGCATAAGACTGAAGACCTCCTCGCGACGGCGGAGAGTGCGGTAAGAAGGCTTGGAGTAAAAACGGTATTCTTCGACAATCTCACATCTGTGGATCTGTCGTGCGACGATAACTCAAAGTGGACTAAGCAGGAAGATTTTATAAGACAAATTATTGACTTTGCGAAACGATGGAATGTAGCTTGCTTTGTGGTTATTCACCCGAAGAAAATGGAGCAGGTACGCAAGATGAGCATCTTTGACCTGCAGGGCGTTGCTGCCGCTGCCAACCTTGCACAGCGTGTTATATCGCTGTACCGAGTATCACCTAAAGATAAAAAGGGTGTTGTTGGCAGAAACGGCAAGTTCATTACGCCGCCCATGAAAGGCAGTGTTGTCCTTGAAGTTCTCAAAGACCGATATGGTAGTGCAAACAACAAGGAATTTGCTCTGTACTACGACAACCCGAGTAAGAGATTCTACACAACGCCGCAGAATCTTGCCCATGCTTATGGGTGGGAAGTCGCCGACGGCGTGACAAGTGCGGAGTTGCCTTACGGCACTCCTGCTTATGACGAAGATATGGACGAGGAGGTGTTTGGTTGACAGACAACTTAGTAATTTATCATCTACATAGTGATAACAGTCTGCTGGACAGTTGCACAGGCTACAAGCTGTATATCGACAGAGCCGCTGAACTTGGACAACCAGCTATAGCGTTCAGCGAACACGGAAAACCACTCAACTGGGTCAAGAAAAAGATGTATTGTGATGAAAAAGGAATTAAATACATCCACGGCGTTGAGATATATCTCACTGAAAGCCTTAATGAAAGGGTCAGAGACAACTACCATACGGTGCTTATAGCTCGAAACGAACAGGGTGTGAAAGAACTCAACCTTGCAGTGTCGAAATCATGCGATAAAGACCACTTTTATTATGTAAATAGATTGAGTTTTGACGAGTTTCTGAAGCTGTCCAACAACATTATCACGACGAGCGCGTGTCTTGCAAGTCCTCTAAATAAGCTTCCCGTAGACCACCCGATGTACGAGAGTCTTGTTAAGCGATATGACTTCCTTGAGATACAGGCACATGACTGTCAGGAGCAGAGAGACTTTAATGTGCATTTGGCGGAGCTTGCGAAGAAGTACAGTAAACCGCTGATAGCAGGAACCGATACTCACTCGCTTGACAAATATAAAGCCGAGTGCCGCAAGATATTGCTTAAATATAAAAACAAGTCCTACGGCGACGAAGATACATACGACCTTACATATAAGTCCCGTGAAGAGTTGGACGCTGCATTTGCAAGGCAGGGCGTTCTACCTCCCGAGCTTTACAGACAGGCTATGGATAACACGCTTGTAATGGCTGATATGGTAGAGCCGTTCGAGCTTGATACATCTATTAAATACCCGATACTGTACGGGTCGGCTGAAGAGGATAGCCGAATAGAAGCTGAGCGTGTTGACCGAATGTTCAAAGAGAAGCTTGAGACGGGGGTTATACCGCCCGAGCAGGAAGATGCGTTCAGAGCCGCACTGGCTGAAGAAAGAAAAATCTTCGAGAAAGTCGGCATGAACGGCTTTATGCTTTGCGAGAGTGAATTGATATGCTGGTGCAAGGAGCATGGCATTGCCATAGGTCCCGGACGAGGTTCAGTTAGTGGATCGAGAACTGCCTTTGTGACAGATATTACTGACTGCAACCCCGAACAGTGGCATACGGCGTTTGCGAGATTCTGCCATGAAGACAGAGTTGAACCGGCTGATATTGATACCGACTGCATAGATAAGGATAGACCTAAAATCTTCCAGTACATAATTGATAGATTTGGGGCGGAGAAGACGGCGCGAGTGGCTGCCTTTGGAACGCTTCAGGCAAAGGCGACTATTAAAGGAATCGGAAATGCGCTGGCTAAGTATTGGGAAGAGAAAAAGAGCGGAGAACAGTTCAAGCCGTCCGATAAGTTTTCGTCGGACAACCCGTATTCATTGAGAAACATTGACGGGGTTGTTGAAGAGTTCCTGATGGATGAAGACTTGGCGAAGAAAAATCATCCCGATATTTTCTTCTATTATGACGGACTTCTGAACACAAAAATATCCCAGTCAATTCACCCTGCGGGTATAGTTATCAGTCCGATAACACTGACGGACAATTATGGTGTTTTTGATAAAGACGGAGAGCGTTGCGCTTTTATCGATATGGAAGAGCTTCATGCCGTCGGAGCAGTTAAATTTGATTTCCTGATACTTAAAAACATTGGAATTATAAACGATGCTTGTAAAATGGCTGGTATTCCGTACCCCCATATGAGCGAAATGAACTTTGACGATCAAAGGGTTTGGAACGATATGCTGAGAAGTCCTATAGCACTGTTCCAGTTTGAAAGCAGTTTCGCCTATAGCCTAATGAAGAGATTCAAACCTAAATCAATATTTGAACTCACGCTGGTTAATGCGGCTCTGCGACCCGGTGGAGCTTCGTACAGAGACAAGCTTGTTGGACGCATACCGAATAAAAACCCCAGTGAAGAAATAGATACTCTTTTAAAAAATAACCTCGGGTATTTGGTCTATCAAGAGGATGTCATGAATTTCCTTACGCAAATATGCGGTATGTCCGGAGGCGAGAGCGACCGAATAAGAAAGATGATAACCAAAAAGAAAGTTGATGAGATAGAAGCCATAACCCCGAAAATTCTGAACGGGTATTGCAATCACTCGGATAAGCCCAGAGCGGAAGCCGAAGAAGAAGCAATGGAGTTCATGAAAGTTATTAAAGATGCGGGGTCTTATGCGTTCAATTTCAACCACTCTGTGAGCTATAGCTTGGTATCATACCTCTGTGCATATCTTCGTTGCTATTATCCTTGCGAGTTCATCACAGCATATCTTAACAACGCCGCTAATGAAGATGATGTTATTAATGGCACTACGCTTGCCGCTGAATATGGATTTAAGGTAACACCTCCTCGTTTCGGCGCGTCGAGAGATGTCTTCTATTTTAATAAAGAGAAAAAAGAAATAGCAAAAGGGCTGACGAGTGTCAAGTATATGTCCGCCGCTCTCGCAAATGAACTGTATGACCTATACGACGAGGTAAAGGGAAAGCCGTTTATGGAAGTTCTCAAGGCTCTCTCGAAGACCTCTATTGATACGCGCCAGCTCGATATCCTTATTAAAATCGGCTACTTTGAAGAGTTCGGGAATATGGGAGAGCTGCTGAAGCTTGTGCAGGTGTACTCGTTCTTTAAGAACGGAACCGCGAAATCCGTTAGCAAGTCCAAGGTTGCAGGTTTCCTTGCGGACATCATTTCAGATTATGCGACGGATAAGGGTGTTAAGGGAAATGAGCTTAAGTCTTACACAATAACCGACATGGACGGGCTTTTAGCTGCTTGTGAAGAGCAAATTAGAAAATCAGATGTTCCGGACTTAACCCTTAAAGTCAAAATACAGAATAGTATCGAGTATCTTGGCTATGTTGGTATTCAGACCGGACTGCCTGAAGACAGGAGAAAGCTTTTGATAACAGAAGTATTCCCCATGCGTGGACAGAACGGTATGCCGTGGGGGTATAAAGTGAATACGCAGAGTCTGGGTACAGGTAAGCAGTCGTCGTTGACGATACCGGCGAGAATATATGCCGAGAATCAGGTAACGAGGGGCGATATCGTGTACGCTGACAACTGCTACAAGAACCCGAAAGGATATTGGTATCTTAATTCCTATAGAAAGATATGAGGTGACGACTATGAGTAATGTTGATGTCTTTGAAATATTGGTTGCTGCGATTGGTTCAGCAAATTTGGCGGTATTTGCGATTACATGGGTACATGAACTGATAGAGTTTATTAAAACGAAACGTCGCGAACGAGCAGAAGCTCAAGAAATGATAGCGATGCTCAAAGCAAAAAATCATGAGTGTAGCGTGGAAATCGATGCGCTGAACGCGAGGATCGCAGAACTAACAGAAAAACTGTTGAAAGGCGGCAATAACGGATTCGGCTCAAGCGGGAGGTAAAAATGAAAATTCCCAAATATGTAGATATTGCGCTAAAGCAAAGGACTTTGTATGCAGAAAAACTTGACAATGAAATGCGTATAGTTGACGAATTTCTCGACAAGTACAAAATCGAATGTCAAAGATGTGATACTCATGCAGGCGTAGAAATCTATTGTCATCCTCGCAACAGCGAAAGACGAATAAGAGCATGTATTAAAGAAGCAGGTGAAGAAGATGAATGAAAATTACACGAAGTTCAAAGACCAGCCAACCGCTGACATGGTTGAGGTATGGCGCGAACAAAGTGGGAGGCGGCGAAATGCAGTATAACAGGGTCGAGATCTGCGGAGTGAATACATCGAAGCTGAAGGTGCTCAAAGAAAAAGAAAAGATGGAGCTTCTGCGCCGTATGCATTCGGGGGACAAATCGGCGCGGGACGAGCTTATAAACGGAAATCTGCGCCTTGTCCTGAGCGTTGTCCAGCGGTTTACAAACAGCGGAGAGAACCCCGACGATCTCTTTCAGGTCGGGTGCATCGGGCTCATAAAGGCTGTAGATAACTTTGATATAAATCAGAATGTCCGCTTTTCGACCTATGCCATTTCCATGATAATCGGCGAAATACGCCGCTATCTGCGCGACAACAACGCGATGCAGGAGAAAGAGAAGCTTGTCGCAAAAAAAATGAAGGAGATAGTAGCCAAGAAGCCAGTTAAGGTAGCGCTTGATAGCGCGGTTATGGTTGTAGGTGATGCGCGTGGCACCATTGATGTAAGTGCTGCGACATTAACAGATATGGTTGAGATGGTTAAGTCGGTTAAAGCCACAAACGATAAATTTTATGAGATTATTTATAAGGACGGTAATCTTGAAATGAAAGAAATAAAATGATAGTTGCGCGCAACTGTAGGAAAGGAGATTAGGTAGCATGATGATTTATGTGATACCTAAAGACGATGATAAACCTATTAAAATCGTTTTTGAGGGTGGGAAAGGGTCTAATCCCATAGTAGAGGATGATCGGGTATATTTTATTGATGAGCACCCAAGTCCTGAAGAAGTTGGAAAAGCGTTTAGAACATTATATGAAAGATTAATGTCTATAGAAGAAGAAGTTTTCGAGAAGCAGATACCAAAGAAGCCGATAAACGAAGGGTGCTATTACTTATGTCCTTGTTGCCGAGGCGACTTGGGTGTTTCGGATGATGATATTTTTATCTATGAACTTTCGATGCCTAAATATTGCAGTAATTGCGGATGTGTGCTTGACTGGACGGAGGTCGACTATTGGCTTAGACAGGGTTATTCTCTTGAAGACACAAACGAACTGATAAAAACCAGTACCGTTCTTTCTGAGATAGGTTTGATTGATTCCGCTGAGGCAACTCAGTACCTCACCTCAGCTATTAGCGGTCTCGCTGAAGGTATGAGTAACGCCGCAAAACTCGGTACGTCTTGCGATGTTGAAGTGGACGGAGGGGATTGAATGAGCTTAGGAAGCGATTATTTAGCTGAATATGCGTTTGAGCGGGATTATCCACACGGGGTCAACGGCGACGAGTGGAGAGATGCTTGTGGCGTAGTACACAAGCTAAAAGATATGTCGGAGTCATATATTAAAAATGTGATGAGGTTTATCGGCAAAGATGACGACTTTTGGTATGCGTGTGAGGCTGAGCTAAATAGGAGACTGGACTATGACAGACATTAATGTGGTAAAAGAAAGAGTGATTGAAGAATTAAAAAAGCAGGGCATAGATGTGTACTTCATCGACTTCTATGTTGACGACGGCGGCGAGCCGTATTTTGTTTACACCTTCGACGAGTTGATGATAGAAGAAGCGACTGAGTATTATAAAAACAATTGGATAATCGAAGGTGCGTTTGACGATTGGTCTTTTTGGTATGCAGATGAACCGGACGATTGGCTTGTCGCAGATATATGTGACACAATCAAACGCAGAATAGGAGGTGAAGAATAATGCGTGAGATACTTTTTCGCGGCAAGCGAACAGATAACGGCGAGTGGGTTGAGGGATATTATTATAAAGCTAAATATTGCAGAACTGATGACAAGCTTTGTAATTATATTACTATTCCGTACATAGAACAATGCAACTTGCCGAATTCGCACTATATTGTAAACCCTGAAACCGTAGGACAGTGCATAGGTCTGAAAGATAGAAACGGCATAAATATTTTTGAGGGCGATATAGTAAAGAGAGTTTGGCTCGGCAAAATGAGCATTTATCAAATTGTCTATGACAACGGTCTCGCGAGTTTTATCGGGCAAGCGGGCATAAAATTTACAACATTTGATTATGATTCAACCGAATTTGAGGTTGTCGGCAATATCTACGATAATAAGTTGGAGGGTTTTAACAATGGCTAATGAAGATAGATGCGTCTGTTGCGGAGAGATAGTCCCCGAAGGGCGGCAGATTTGCCCGTCGTGCGCGGCGGCATACATAATGACGAGAGATATGGGTAACGGAAGGAATCCCGACAGAATAGACGGCTTTCTTGAAACGCTTGGTCGGGCGTGGAAGAGGGTTCCCGATTGGAGGTTCTTTCAGCTGATATGCAACATCCAAAGAGCAATGCACTCTGATGGATTTTATTTAGAGGACGGTGACTCCGAGCAGTTTATTAAGGAGATGTTTAAGTGAAAAAAGAGTTTAATGAGTGCGTCGGATGTCCGCCTGAACTTGGGTGTATCGGTGACTCGTGTCCACATAGGCGTGTTACTCGATACTTCTGCGACAAGTGCGGTGAAGAGGAGACACTTTATTATGTGGACGGCGACGAACTGTGTGCAGAGTGTGTGCTGGACGGGCTTGATATTGTCGAGGGTTCGGACGAATAGAGAGGAGAGGTTAAGTGGGCAGAATTGAAAATGCAATAATAACCGGCACGATGCTGGGGCGAGAAGACCACGGGGTACTGACATGGATAATATATATGGAGTCCAGATGTTGTGTTTGGGGCGTCGGCGGATATGCGTTGGATAGTTATGATCGAGAGACTAAAAAGAGGGTCTTTAGCGCCAAGTCTATGGAGTCTATCTCCGAAGTATTAAGGGTAGTCGGCGTAGATAAATGGGAAGATCTTCCAGGCAAATATGTTCGATATGAAGATAATGGGATGGGTTCTTCGGTGACAAAAATCGGAAACATCATCTCAGACAAGTGGTTTGATATAGCTGGCTTTTTTAAGGAGGATAGCGAATGATAAAAATTGAAAATGTGGAAGTTGTCGGATGGGAAGCTGCAATTAGAGGTATGAGGTCGCCAATGAATAGTTGGGATAAGAGTGATAGCGAACCTTGCTACAGCAAATGTGAGTGCGCTATCTGTCCTGATCCTATAGGCTGTGACTTAAATGTTGCCTATTGTATAGGTTCAAACGACCTCGACCTTATGACTCGCCTCCGTAATGCGGGCACAGATCATCGTAAGTTCATGAGAATGATTACGGTGTATGTGGATATAACAGCACCACTCTACTGGTGGTCTGAGTACGATACATACAAGGTTGGAACGGTCGCAAACTCATGCTCCAAAATGCACAAACTACTTTATAAACCGTTTGAAATGTCCGATTTCAGCTTTGACAAGCTGCCGGGATATAAAAACGAAATTAAGCAGTTTCGTCCAGAAGTCGATGTTGAAGCGGAGATTTGGAGAAGAATTGATTATAATTATGATGTAAGTAATCAGGGGCGAGTAAGGCACGGCTCAAGGGTTCTTTCTGGAAGTGTCCATAACGACAATTATATTTTTGTAAGCTTACACGGAAAGCAACGTCCGGTTCATCGTCTTGTTGCAGAGGCGTTTATCTCAAACCCAGAGAATAAACCGGAAGTCAACCATATAGACGGGAATAAAATGAATAATGTTGCAAGTAATCTCGAATGGGCTACAAGATCCGAAAACCAGAAACACGCTGTGCAGAACGGCTTGCAGCCGAAAGCCACCAAAACATATCAGGGGAAGTTTACAGCCGAACAACGCGAGGTAATTAAGCGCGTTTGGGATTCGGGAGCGTTGAGCAAACGGGAACTCGGAAAGAAATTTGGCGTTTCGCATACCTGTATAAACGACATTATTAACGACAAATACAAGTATGCAGAAGCGGTGAATGTGTTTGAGGAAGTCGCGAGACCGTTGGTAGATACGCTGAACGAGCTGCGAGACTCCTACTTCACTTGTGAAAACGAATTAGGGCAAAAACAGATCTGGTATTCGATTTTGCAACTACTTCCGGAAAGCTACAACCAGCGCCGCACTGTAATGCTAAACTACGAAGTGCTCGCCAACATATACAAGTCTCGGAAAGGGCATCGTTTGGACGAATGGCGTACATTCTGCGATTGGATTGAGGGGTTGCCTTATAGTGAACTGATTACTGGGAAGGAGAAGAATGATGAAAGTATCTGAAATTTGCAAAATTGTGAATGATTGTGATAGACTTCATGATATTTTGCGCCAAAAAGAGCATAAGCTAATTAGCTCAGAAATTCAGGAAATTCGCGATTTGTTATGGGGTTACAGAGAAGAACTTATGAAGAAAGAAGTTAAATAAGGAAAGAAGAAAAATGCTGAAAGCCATATGTGATATTTGTGGAATAAGACCTGCTGATAACCATTTTAAGGTTAAAAAAGAGATAGAAACTGCATTTATTGATATGGGAATCGTATTTCCAAAAAAGGAATGGATTAATGTTGATATTTGTAAAGAGTGTTATCAGAAACTACTTTTCAAATCACCAGTAAAGGAGAAAGTAAATGATAAATATGACAATTGCTGAGCTGAAGAGGCTCATATCAGATCTTCCTGATAATATGCCGGTAATTATACCAGTTTGGGAGATGCGCTACGATAATGCAAGCAATAGTCTTGTTCATAATGCGGGCGAGGACGAGGAGGACTAATATGGACGCAGTAGATTACCTTAAGACAAAAGAACGAATGTGTGGAAAGTCATCTGGTTGCTCCATGTGTCCACTTGCTATGGGCGAACCCTTTGGCTGTGAAACCGTTGAATCCCAGCGTCCCGAAGAGGCTGTCGAGATAGTTGAAAAGTGGAGCGTAGAACACCCGGTAGAGACATACATGAGTGACTTCCTCAAGAAGTTCCCGAACGCGATATTTAACAATGATGGCTATCCCTCTGATTGCGTGAGATACCTTTACGGCAACGACCATACTCCACTCGGCGATCGTGGGTGCGCTGGTGTTTCTTGCTCAACTTGTTGGAATAGACCTATAAAGAAAGAGAAGTGTAGATATTATAAGACTGAACACGGAGCAAAAGTGTGCATCGGTCAAAAGGGTGAGCCGTCGTGTAAGTGTGGCGGCGACGTGAATTGCTGTGAGAGAGACTAAAAGGAGAAGATAAATGGGTTATTACTTTAACAGAGAAGATATTTTGAATGGCGCAAAAGACTGCGTTTGCAGGAGCAGGGAGGCGGAATACAGCTCGCCTGAGAACAGCTTTACCGCGATAGCAAATTTGTGGACGAGCTATCTCGATGCGGCGTTCCCGGACGAAAAGGTTTTGCTGACCTGTAAAGATGTCGCTGCCATGATGGTGCTTTTTAAAATGGCAAGGGTGGCGACCGGTAGAGGCAAGGCTGATAACTGGATAGACGCGGCGGGGTATGCGGCGTGTGGTGGTGAGACCGAGAAGATAATTCGACCCGACACAGAAGTCTCGAAGGACACTGACTGTGTGGTGGTTGTGTGAGAAAGAAAAAGCTAAAACGGGAGCTAAATTCTCTACGCACCGACCTCGAAACCGCTAAGATCAATGCTGATTTTTGGAAGGGATATACGAAGTTCAGTCAAGAAAAATTAGAAGATAACAAACAACTCCGTGAGGAGAACTTAAGACTAAACAAGCTGCTCGCAGAGGTGACAAGTGACCTTAACGCACTTCGCCGAAGTAGTGGATTCGCTCATGCTTACTGCGCTTACGATGAGTGGTTAGACAAAGAATACTGTGACCGTTGCAGAGAGAACGGATATAACGATTGGAAATGGAGAGGAGTTTTAAAAAATGAAGAGAATCATTGACGAGATGTTTGACTGGATTACAGCGATAGATGAGGCGATAGAAATAACTGCCAAAAATGAGGCTCATAGCGACCACAAGGGTGACGAGCCACAGATACGTACGTGTCCCGCAGACTGTAAGGGAATGCCCAACGCCAACTGGCACTCAATAAAAAAAGTCAGCGACCTGCCCGAGTACAGTGGTAAATTTATCGTGACGATTGAGGAGCTTTTCTATTCAATCAATAATTGTATGCACTCAAGACCCCGCAACGAGAGAGCGACCGTTGCAGCGTGGTACGACGCCGACTCGATGACTTGGGAGATTGACGGCGTGGACGAACCTATAGACGCAGTTGAGGGTGGAAGTATTGACGGTGTGCTCACCTTTGTGGTGGCGTGGCAGATACTTCCTGAGCCTTACGAGGAGGACTGATAGGATGATTAATATTCTTAGAAATGGAGCAAGCAAAACACTTGAGTTTAAGTGTTCGACCTGCGGGTGCGTTTTCGAAGCAGACATAAATAGCTATGTTCTGACGGGAGAGGAGATTGTTCGTGAGTCATACGACGGGGCGCACAAAGTTGTTGTGTATGCACCTTATACAATGTCAAAATGCCCGTGCTGCGGACGAGTAGCATACGAGGCTTAACTTATATATACGGAGGTTTACAAAACATGAAAGTAATACTTTATACGACGCATTGCCCTAAATGCAATGTACTGACGACCAAACTGAAATCGAAGGGAGTGGACTACGAAGAAATTACCGATGTGGATGTTATGAGAGACAAGGGCTTTATGTCGGCTCCTATGCTTGAGGTTGACGGAAAGACAATGACTTTCGTCGAAGCAATTAAATGGGTTAACGAGGTGATGTGATATATGAAGTTCAATATAGATAGTCTCGATAGAAGTTTTGTAATTGAATATAATCGTCTGCAAAATGCTTACCCAGAGAGGCTGAGCGAGCTCAATGGTTTTGGAGATAAACAGCTCAACTATACCGATTTCATCGACAATTTTGTTGATAAGCAAACCATAGCAGACGCGAGTATAGATGGCAACGCGAATGTTGCACACAAGGATATTGTTTCGCTCATAAACGAAATGTCAAAGCCCCACTCAAAACTTCTGGCTTTCAACAAGATATTTCATGAGCTGACTAAGAAGTATGGACACGAGGATGCCACTGAGTGGCTGAAGGGCGAGTGGGACGGACACTTTTATCTGCACGCTCATAGCTCGTCTTGGGTTCCGTATTGCTTCGCTTATGATATAGACGAACTGGTGAAGCACGGACTCTATTTTATAGATAACTTTAATGCGGCTCCGCCTCAGCACCTCAATACATATACTGATTTTGTCAGCGAATTTGTGTCGTGGACGTGCAATAGGTCTTCAGGCGCGGTTGGGCTTCCGAGTTTTCTCGTCTATTCGTATTACTTCTGGAAGAAAGATTGCGACGAAGGTTACTTTGTAAAGTCTCCCGAATATTACAGAGACCAGTCTTTTCAGGAGATAATATATCGACTTAATCAGCCCTATCTGAGGGGTGGAATCCAGTCGGCTTTTACCAACTTCTCAATATTTGATAAGCCATATCTTGAAGCGCTCTTCGGCGGTAAAGAGTTCCCCGATGGCACATTCATTATAGATTATATCGACGAGATTAAAGAATATCAGAAGGCGTTTATGAAAGTGCTTTCAGATACAAGAAGAGAGAACCTTATGACGTTTCCGGTTGTTTCGTTCGCTCTTCTCAGACAGAACGGTAAGTTCGTAGATGAGGATTTTGCAAAGTGGTGTTGCCGTCATAACATGAAGTGGGCGGATAGTAACATTTTCGTATCAGAGGATGTTACAAGCTTGAGTAACTGCTGTCGTCTGAAAAGCAACATAAAGGAGCTTGGCTACTTCAACAGCATCGGCGGGTCGGCGCTTGAGGTTGGATCTATTAAGGTAAATACAATAAACCTTGCCCGTCTTGCCTACGAGACAACCTCAGAGGAAGAGTATCTTGAAGCTCTTAAGGGTCGAGTAATTACCTGTGCAAAAACTCTTGATGTTATTAGAGATATTATGAAACGAAACACAGAAAAGGGTTTGCTTCCCAACTACGCGCTCGGTATTATCAACATGAAGTCGCAGTACAACACCGTTGGCATTATTGGTGTGTACGAAGCGTTGCAGAAATTTGGCTACACCTATCACGACGAGTTCGGCAATACATATTATAAAGACGAGGGCGTAGAGTTCGCCAAGAAGATACTCGCGACAATCACCGAGATTAAAGACGAGTTCGTCAAGGACAAGGACTACATGATGAACATCGAACAGGTTCCCGGAGAGAGAGCTGCGGCTGTTCTTATGGAGAAAGACAAGCTGTTCTTCCCCGATGAGAAATACGACCTTCCTCTGTACGGCAACCAGTGGATTCCGCTCGGCATAAAGACAACCATAGCTGAAAAGGTTAGAGTGAGTGCTATTCTTGACAAGGCTTGCTCAGGCGGCAGTATAGTCCATCTGGGATTGGCTGCTCCGTTCAGTGATTTCGACGAAGCTTGGTATATGATGAACTATGTGGCAGATGCGGGTGTTAACTATTTTGCCTTTAATCTTCGTATATCGGCTTGTGACAACAATCATGGATTCTTCGGAGATACTTGTCCCGAGTGTGGACACCCCGTTGAGACGACATATCAGCGTATAGTCGGCTTCCTTACGCCCACTAAGACCTACTCTGAGGCTCGTAAGAAAGAGTTTGCTATGCGTGACTGGTTTGACCTTAACAATATAGGAGAACTTTAATGCGAGTAAAAGCAATCGAAGTAGAGGCGTTTGGGGACTATAAATATCCTGCAATGCTTATAGGTGCTAACGGTTGCGACTGGAAATGCGAGAGAGATTGCGGGGAGAAGCTGTGTCAAAACTCTTCCCTCGCAACTTCTCCCACTATCGAGGTTGCTCCGTATAGACTGTTTGAGCTTTATCAGTCGAGCACTGTGACGAGAGCAATTGTGTTTGGCGGGTTGGAACCCATGCTTCAAATAGAAGAGGTTCTTGAAGTTATTGATTATTTTCGTCAGCGCACAGACGACCCTATCATAATTTACACGGGGTATACGTCCGATGAAATTGAACCTAAACTAAACGAGCTCAGACGATACAAAAACATTATCGTAAAGTTCGGGCGGTTTATCCCAAACCAAGAGCCCCACAGAGACGATGTTCTTGGGGTGATGTTGGCAAGCAACAACCAGTATGCAGAGAAGATAAGTTAAGGAGAAGAATAATGAAGAAGATTAAAATAAAGTATCATGACGCGAATATGGATCGTCTTCAGAAAATATCACAGGGCGACTGGATAGATCTCAGAGCTGCCGAAACTGTAGAACTTAAGAGGGGAGAGTTTAAGATTATATCCCTCGGCGTATCTATGAAGCTTCCCGACGGTTACGAGGCTCATGTTGTACCGAGAAGCAGTACATACAAGAACTTCAAGGTCATACAGGCTAACAGCATGGGAATTATAGATAACAGCTACAGCGGTGACAACGATGTGTGGATGTTCCCTGCGATAGCTCTTGAAGATACAAAAATTGAAAAGGGTGATAGAATATGCCAGTTTCGCATAGTGAAGTCCATGCCTAAAGTGCGTCTCGACGAAGTAGACCATCTCGACGACCAGTCCAGAGGCGGGTTCGGTTCTACGGGAGTGAAGTAATGAAGAATAACAAGCTTTTGTTTTATGTCTTGTCGTTCACTTGGGGTTTGCCTATGACGCTTGTCGGCGTGGTCGCCGCCGCAGTTATGCTGTTGCTCTTCAGGAAGCCGGAGCTGTGTGGCTATTGTATAAGGTTTAGGATTGGCAACGGCTGGGGTGGCGTGTCGCTTGGACTAACGATAATTACAGACAACCAGTCAGAGAGCGAGATTACATACCACGAACACGGTCACGCAATTCAGAACACGCTCTACGGTTTCTTTATGCCGATTCTCGTATGTATTCCTTCGATGATACGATATTGGCACAGAGAATACCTTGTGCGGATAAAAGGGTATAGATATAGCTCTTTACCCGCTTACGACGACGCATGGTATGAGGGGCAGGCGACCAGATGGGGCACAGAATTTATGGCAAATCTCGGACGGTAATTTTAGGTTTGTTGAGGCTGGCATAAAGAAACTGCGAGGACGAATATAATAAAGATATTCTGTCAACAAAAATTATTGATTGCGTTTTTATAAAAAAGGAGGCGAATTATGTTGAAAAATAAGAAAGATGATGATATAATCTACCATAGACTGAGGTGGGATTATATGAACAACAACGTATTGGTAAGCACTGCTATGTTGAGTGCGTTTTGGGAAAAGGAACGTAAGGACACATTTGATTTGCTGTCTCCTTTTGTAGAATATTCTATAGCCAAAACGACAAATGTTGGGGAGCTTCTGCAAATACAGGATTTGCAGAACTATCTTAAAACTGAATTTGGGTATGAAGAAATTCCTATAAACACCATAACTTTAATACTCAACAGACTCTCTCCAAAAATTCTTAAACGCGAAAGCAAGCAATATCGGTTGATGGAATCGCTCGATTCAAAGATAGATAAATTTGAGAGTGAGAGAGTTAGGTATAAAGAGCGAGCGGAAAAGGTGGCTTCAGTTTTAACTGATTACTTAAACGCACGTTTGTCCGCTAAATTTGATCGAGAAAAAGCACTAAATGCTCTAATCGATTTCTTTGCGATAAATGGTATGTATGTTATTAGTAATATAACTGCTTTGGAATTACTAAAAAGTAAAGACGATGAGCTTGTGTACTGTATAGCTCAATTTGTTGTAAACGAATATGAACAAGATTCCTTAGTGTTCCATTATATTGTTAGTATGGTAAAAGGTTTTTTTGTTTCGACGGCTATATCGTTACAGCCGCAGAATACGGATGTCACTGAGTCGAAATTTAAAAAACTTAAGTGTTATGTAGACACCCGGGTGATTATAAACGCTCTTGGCATGACATCCAAAACAGAAACTGTCGCTGCCACAGAATTATTAACCATGTTGCGAGAAAAAGGCGCGGAACTATATTGCTTTAGACACACATATTGGGAGATTGTTTCCATTATAGAAGCGTATAAAAACTCTCTTAAATACCACAACTCATCAAAAAATGATACATTTCATACATTAGAAGGCTGGGACGAGAAGGAATATACAGTATCTGATGTTGAAAGACAGCAAAGCTTATTAAAAAACAAGATTAAATCTATTGGTATTAATATTGTCGAAGCGCCAGATTGTACGAAAAACACCGGCAAATATCCATTGGATTATATTGATTTTAAGAGTTATATAGGTGAGAAAATTAGTTACGCAAAAGAGGATGCTCTTGACAGAGATATTAAGAGTATTGCCTCTATATTGTTGATGAGAGATGGCTGTAGTTCCGATTGTATTGAGGAGTGCGGGTTTATTTTTGTCACTTCTAATATTAGGCTTGTTAAACGCTCTAATGAATATTTGATTAAATCTAACATTGTTAGAGGCGACAGCGTTATGCCAATAAATACGGATATAGAACTGTCATCTATTGTCTGGCTAAAGTGCTATGCCTCCCATAAGGACTACCCAAGAAATAAACTGATAGAATATGCTTTTGCCGCATTAGAACCAACCGAAGAAATACTTAAGGCGTTTCGGAAGACGGTCGATAAAATGCAGGCTGATGGCGGCATTACCGAAGAAGAAGCTGCTATTATAAAAACCGATCACTTTAGTCGCCGTAAACTCGCCGAAACGGCGCGGGGTAATCCGGAGCGTGTCAACGAAAACGCTATACATGAAATTAAGGTGGAGCTTAAAGATCGCCTTGTTGGTGATGTTAGGAGGGAAAAAGATGCAGAGATAGAGGAGTATCGGGTTAGAGAAGAACTTATGTTAAAAGACCATCAAAGAGTCTCAAAAGACTATCAAAAAAAATCTGAAGAATGTATGAAGATATCCGAGGAGAAGAAAAAGTTTGAAGATCGTACAAGAGATTGTATAATTAGAAGCGTTAAAGCGCACGGTAAAAAGGTCGAGAAGCGCACACGCATAGTATGTAAAATCTTGTTCTATACTCTTTTAGTGGCTTTTATTGTTGTATCTATCGTCGCGGACGTTATCAATAGCGGTGGCAACGTTTGTAACGGGTTTGTCGTGTTTTCGCTCATTTTGGGTACTTTAGCAGCTATTGACGGGGCTATATCTAAACTTAATTATGTTTCTCGGATTACAAATAAAATAGCTTATAAAGCATCTACTAAAGCGATGGACAAAGAAAAAGAGAAGAGTAAGCAGGAATTTAACGACGTAATAAATTTTGATGATTTTATCGCAAAATAAAGAATAACGGTTGACTTCCTTTATTGATGTGGTATAATTCCAGTTGAGAACCTCTCGGTTCCTATACACCTATTTAAGAGCGGTTTTGCTTAAGCAAAACCGCTCTTGTCCTATAAAAGGTATTGACAATATATTTCTATAAGTTATAATTAACCTATGGATAAAACAAACGGTAAGGAGGAGTTTTATGACTTTAGAGAAGTATTTTGAAAAGACCGGCAAAATTTATGGCGTTTCAAGTAAGTTTGATTTCGGTGAGTGGCATCACCGATTAGCCGAGTTTGACAGCTTGGAAGAAGCTTATAAGTGGCTTAACACTGAAGAGGGCGACTTCCGCACAAGAGAGATTGGGTCAAAGACTCACATCGCTAAGATTGCCGGTATAACCCCACAAAAGTTGGACGAAGAACTGAAGCCTTATTTTATGAGATAATTTAGGTAAAAAACGCGGGTATGAACGCGAACTATGGCTACGGAGATTACCACGTTGTACTAGACTAT